GGCTGCACACTTGGCAACGACTGCACACTTGGCAACGGCTGCACACTTGGCTACGGCTGCAAACTTGGCAACGACTGCACACTTGGCAACGGCTGCACACTTGGCTACGGCTGCAAACTTGGCAACGGCTGCACACTTGGCTACTACTGCACACTTGGCGACGGCTGCAAACTTGGCTACTCAATTTTTATTGACTGTATCATAGAGCTAAATCAATACTACAAATATAAAGCATCTTGTGGAATTGACTTGAATACGGGCAAACCGTGGGTGCAATTAGGTTGTTACTTCCGATTTCTTGACGAATGGGAAGCCGATTTTTGGAACAATCCTAACGAATTTACTGATCATGACTCTAAAGAAAGTAAGGCTCGACTACGTACATATGAGATAGCAAAAGCGATTTTAGCAATCATTCAAACAAAGTAACCACCCGAAAGGGTAAAACAAACGCCATGAAAACACTTGAACAAATTAGAAATGAGATTGCAGTTAAATATGGTATGACTGATTGGGAATCTTATTTAACATTTATGATCAAAACGACAAGCCCTAAACGAATGACTCTTGTTTTTGATGAAATCGCTGAGCTGTGGCGAAAAGAAGGTCGTTTTTATACCGAAGATGAAATAAGGGGAATACAGGAAAGTGCCTATAGAGAAGGGAATCTGGCAGGGCATATCGAAGGTCATTCAAGTGCCGTTTTTGAACACTAACAACCAACACCATGAAAAAAATACCACCATTATTTGGATTAGAAGAATGTATTATGATGTTCAATGCAATATTTTTAACAATACTTGTATGTTCAGTGATCGCATTAATAATATATCCATTATTCGTTAATTAACAACCAACACCATGACACCAAAACCAACACCGGATAAAAAAGCAATAGAAATAATGGTAAAACATTGTGCAAACGATAGCTTACTACCTATCGCAATGGGTAATGCAATATTGGCAGCCATGCAGGAATACGCTGACCTGCAATCCACTGAATTGTCCGAAAGGATAGCTGCGTATGAAGCCAATTTTGCAGATGTGCGTAACTTTCTGTTACGTCACCCTGATCAGGAAATGGTAAGAGATGCTTGCAATCATATTGTAAACCCAAATGACCAGTGGATACCGATTATAGGCGGTGACTTGTCAGGATTACCAGATGGGAATATCTGGTTTACGATAAAAAAACCGGGAGGAGGGATAGAGGTAAATTACATTACTGGCAAATGGATTAAAGAACAGGTTGAAAAGTTTGGAGATGGTTTTACCGTATTATTAACAGCGTGGATGCCTTACAATGAACCTAAACCCTACCAACCATGAACCCAAGTGGTCGTGGATAATTAATAACCAATAAAACTAAACCAATGAAAAAGTACAAACTTGGACAAAAAATTACAATCACATCTGTCTTAAAAAGAACAGATGTAACCGTAGCTGAAGATCGCTTTGGCACAAAAACAAAAAAATGGGTAAGTGTCGACCTCCCCGAACCGGAAGAAGTAATAATTGTAGGGGTGCGAACCATTTCTGATGGCACGTTTACACCCGGAGCCAGTGCAGGGAATGGGGTGTGGAAGCGTACCGATGCTTTCAGGGCATTGCTTGTTGCACCGCACTTGACAACCACCTACTTAGTCCTTCCTGAGTGATGTCAGAGGACGCATATTTAACTCAGCAACTCATGGAGAATGACGGAGAAACTTGCCCCCAATGTGGGGGTGAGGACTCCGATGATTGCGACCTATGCTTAGGGCGTGGAACTGTGAGTCGGTCTGAATTTGAGAACTGGCATAAAGAAAGGAAGGATTACACTGATGAATAATTATTAACACTTAAATTATTAAAACTATGTGGCAAAAATGTCCAGTGTGTGGCGGGACGGGGTCAGCTCCCACCCCGCTGTCAACAATAAGTTCTGTTGTTTGCTCAACCTGTAATGGAACTAAAATAATTTCTAAATGGACGGGGCTACCCCCGGATTTCAAACTTAATGAATTAGCCCGTATGTTGGCTGAGAAACAAATCGAGAACGATATAGCCCCTTACTTGAAACAATATCCTGAATAATTCACTATCTTTGCCTTATGGCAAGACCATCAAAATCGGGTGATCTGTATAAGGAAACACCTGAGTATTCCTCTTTAATAAGCTACTATCTAAACCTACACCAAACTGGTATCGAGTTAGATCAAAGGGGTAGGAATATCCTTATTGAAGCCGGATTTATACACCAACCAGTCTATAACGATAATGCGGAGACTACCGAGCAAACCGGGAGTTTCCATATTAGTATAGAGGCAGTCGAGAAAGAGTTTAAAGACAGGAAGATTACAAAGGCTGACTGGCTTGCGCATGACGGTAATCCTTTACTTCCAAACGAACAATTTATTGAATGGGTAGATAGTCAGCTAAAGGGAATGTCGCATTGTGTTTACAACCGACAATACGCTATCTACAAATTGCAGGCAAAGCGTTGGCTTGCAGATAAACGAAGGTTCCACGACTGCCAAACACCTGATGATGAGCGTAGGTTTATTATCAGGGAACGCAACAGGTGTGTAACCAATTCGCTGTATGGACTGAATCGCTACCTTTGGATGAAGGAAGGCGAAGATGAATCAGGGGAATTAAAGTACATAGCTTGGGAGAATCAGGCTATTGTGCTTTGGGTATTGGACTGTGGGTTCAGTACTATTATGGGTAAGCTCCGACAGACAGGGTTTTCTACAATTATGCTTGCCAGAACCGAAATGCGGGCAAGGCTAAAGAAAAACTTCTTTATCAAATTCATAGCAGAATCCAAGGACAAGGCAGAGGAAATTTTTGACTCCAAGCTGAAGTATGCTTACACAAAGCAGCCAGAGTGGTTCAAACCAACAGTTCACAACGATACCTCCCGAAAATTCAGCTACAAAAAGATACTCGAAAAAGGGACAATAACCGGAGGGAATAGTTCAGTGGAGGTAGTTGCTCCAACAAAAACAGCTATTAACGGAGGGCAGCCCAATGAGGTATTGATTGACGAATGTGGAAATATTGCTATTCTTACTTCTATGCTTAATGAAGGTCGCCCTGCTTTGTTCTGGCTTAACCCGGAAACAAAGGAATGGGAAATGAAGCGGCAGGTAACTTGCTTTGGTACTTCAGGAGACATGGATAAGGGGAAGGGGAATTTCGAGCGTGAGTACATGGCGGCAGTAGAGGCGTGGAAAGAACGGGATTTCCGGCATGGACTTGTACCTATATTTATTGATTGCTTCTCAAAACCGGGTATAACAAAAGAAAAATACGAAGAGGAAAAGCGGTTTTACTATCGCAAGCAGAGACTCCCTGGTGATCGCACAGATCCAAAGATTCAATTCCATCAACACTATCCTGCCTCTATTGAGGATATGTTTTTGAAGTCCAATGAAACCCTTATTCCTATTGGCGAAATCGTTGAACACGTAAACGATATTTACCGCTTACCAGAGGATCAACAACCCATGTATGGCTACATGGAACCAATCTATGACCAAACCATAGAAACGCCGGATTTGTATTTCCCTTACAGGGTAATCGGTGCTTCATTCAGACCAGTTAGACATGACAGCGAAATAGCCACTGTTATCGTGAGAAAACCTCCACAGGAGGGGTGGCGTAACAGATATTTCCAAGGTACTGACCCGATTTCATCAACTACTGGTAACTCTGATATGGCATCTGGTATAAAGGACAGCCTTGCAAATGAGATTGTGGCCATTATGAAGCACCGCACAAGGGATCATCAGTATTGCTTTGCGCAGGCTACCTTATTGGGAATATGGTATGACCCTAAAATCCCGGAACTCATTGAATCCAATATCGGACAAACGTACATTGACTGGAAGAAACTTCATAGATTCACGAATATTGTACGCAATGACCGGCTACCAAAACATATGCAGGTCTCGACCCATGGAGAGGGTATCAGTAAGAAGTCACATAATGCCAACTACATATTAAATAAGACCCGTGAGCTTGTGGAGGGTGGTGCTATAATTGAGATCCCTCAATTCTGGTTACAGATGAAAACCTACGTGCAGAAAGTAAGCCCGATCGGCTATGTGAGCTACGCCACAGAGAACCCAAATATGTATAGGGATGATGTTATTGACGGCGTAACGTACAGTCATATTTGCGCTGAAATCTATGCGAACCGACCACCCGAAAACATTCACGAAACAAAGGCAGTTGATGCCTCGAAACGCAAGCTAAGGTATCGCCTTAATGATCGCAATGAACTTGAACTTGACCACGGATCGCGTATCAAATCTGATAGATTTTAAGTTATTAACAGCTCTTGACAATGGTATGTTTTTATATTACCTTTGCCCTGTGAATCATTGACATTTTGAGATACACCGTTGGACGAGGGTTCGATTCCCTCCGCCTCCACTCAAGCCCAGTGCTTGCAGGTAGTATAAAGATCGCAGTGCTCGTAGAGACGTGGTAAACCTACCTGGCGGTACTTAAGGGGGCGACCGGCTTTTGACAGCGACTAATGCAAAAAAGAGATTTACAAAACAACAAGTGACAATCAATTCAATCGCTCATTGAGACTCAAGGCAGTAGCATAGAGCAACTCTGAAAAGAGAAAGACAGAAAAGCCTATCATTAATTTGGTAGGCTTTTTTAGTTTTCAACAACCCTTGACTTTTGCGTTTCTATTGTTGTATCTTTGTATCCGGTAATTCAGACAACATGATTAACAAAGACATTTATTTTATTAAAAGCCTCAATTTAGAGTAAGTCCGTATTCCCTCCTTTCATGTTGGAATTACCGAACGGGCTTCTCTTTTTTGGGGTGTTTTTAAGGCTATGAATTACTCTGAAAAATTCAAAGACCCAAGGTGGCAAAAGAAACGCCTTGAAATCCTAAATCGTGATGGGTTTAAATGTAGGTATTGTGATAGAGACACTGAGACACTACACGTTCACCATATTAAAAACAATTACGAAGCCCCATGGGATGTAGAAGGTGTTCAATTGATTACCTTGTGTGAAGACTGCCATAAGTGGGAGCATGAACAATCAAAATTGTTATGCAAGGTATGGATTGATAATATTTCTCAATATATCCCTCAATTACACCTAATTGCACTCTTAGAGCAGATTGGTTATAACTTGTATTTTAAAAATTACGATAAATTAGACAGTATTATCTTAAATTTTCTTAATAATAAAGATGATAAGGGACTCATTACCTATGCTGCTGCTAATTTTGCTGGAATATCAAAGGAGGGTTATACCAATGAGTAAAGATCCCGCATTTTTATTTTATAGCCAAGACTTTATAGTTGGGGTACAAACGCTTAGTTTTGAAGACCGAGGCAAGTATATTACGATACTTGCCCAGATGCACCAAGAAGGCAGATTAAGTGAGGAAACCATATGCTTTATTGTAGGTTCTGTTTCGGTTTCACTAAAACGCAAGTTTTCTATTGACGAAAATGGGCTTTGGTATAATGAGCGACTTGAATTTGAAGCACTAAAAAGAAGAAAATACAACGAAAGCCGTGCTGCTAACGGAAAGAATGGTGGTAGACCAAAAAAATTAAAAGAACCATATGGTTTACCATATGCGAAACCATATGAAAACCATACTGAAAATGAAAATAATAAAGTAATAGAGAGTATTGATTTAAATAAAGTTAATAATAAGAGTATTAAAAAAGAAAAAAAGAAAAAAGAAAAAAAACTTGAAATTTTCCCGGAAGAGAAAAGTGAAGCGTTTTTGAAGTTTGAGGCATGGATTCTAAAAGATGCTCCAAGAGTTGCAAAAATGGAAGAGCCAATCACACAAGAACAGTTTAATAAACTTATGTTAAAATATTCAAAAGAACTTATTATGGAAAAAGTGCTGGCGATGCAAAATAGGGCAGATTTGCACAAGAACAATATAAGCGCATATCTTACCCTAAACAACTGGTCAAAAAAAGACATTGATAAGGATATAATTAAACCAGAAACCCCAATTAAATTAGGCGCACCAAATAGAGCATATCAAGAATAATGGAAAACATTAACTCATTGGGAAAGATCCCACCACAGGCAGTAGACGTAGAAGAGATAGTCCTTGGGATATTACTTCTCGAACACGCAAGCTATTACAGGGTAAGTAACCAACTCAATCCTGATATATTTTACAGGAATCAGAACCAAGTAATTTATAATGCCATAAAGGAAGTTCACGACTCCGGCAAAAACTGTAATATCATTTCAGTTACCAAACAGTTGAAATCAACCGGGTTTCTCGAATTGACAGGTGGGGCGTTTTATGTTACTGAACTCACAAGGCGGGTCGCCTCTGGTGAAATTCTCGAAGAGATGGTTGCTATCATTTATCAGGAGTACATTAAAAGAAACCTGATAAACTTTTCCATGGAGCTACAACAAATGGCATTTGACGACTCGACGGATGCTTTCGATGTACTGAGTTTCGCTCAATCTGGCTTTGAGAAAATAGAGAACATTTCCTCCAATGACAATTTTAGAACCATATCAGACTGTATAAAAGAAAGCATAAAAGAAACCGACGCAAAGGCTAAGGCATACAAAGAAGGAAAACCAAGTGGAATACCTTCTTGTTTGTATAGGTTAAACAAAATGACAGGAGGTTGGCAAAAAGGGGATCTCATTATAGTAGCAGGCAGACCCGGAATGGGCAAAACAGCCTTAATGTTAAACGATGCTCTTGCGGCGGCAAAGGCAGGGTTTTCTGTTTGTATTTACAGTCTTGAAATGACCCCCGTTTCGCTCATAAACAGACTTATCCTTTGCGTAAGCGGAGTAGATGCTCTTGCATTAAAGACAGGAAATATGAGCGATTACGATTATTCTGAATATAATAATGCCGTTACTATGCTTGAAGACTTGCCTATTTATATTGACCCAAACCCCCTTGTTTCAATGCGATATATCCGGTCAAATTCCAGAATTATGAAAATGAAAGGGAGGTGCGACCTTGTGATGATTGATTATCTGCAACTAACTACAATGAAGTCCGAAAACAGGAATCGCAATAGAGAGCAGGAGGTGAGTGAATCGTCACGAATGTCAAAAATTATTGCAAAAGAGTTGGATATCCCGGTAATATTATTATCTCAGTTAAACCGTACAGCGGAATCCACAAAAGACAAAAGACCAACAATGTCTATGCTTCGAGAATCCGGGTCACTTGAGCAAGATGCTGACATGGTTTTACTTACATACCGCCCCGAATACTATAATATCACAGAAACAGAAGACGGAACACCCACAAATGGGTATGGTGAACTCATTGTAGACAAACACAGGTCTGGTAGTGTTGGAACGGTAAAGTTTGCATACAACGAAACCGTTACACTCATAACGGACTATAACCAAGGAACCGACTACCGACAGGAACCAGTCAGGGATATTACAGAGCCAATGAAACCAAACAGGCTATTTGATGATGAAGCCCCGTTCTAAACAACAACACCCCCCGACAAGCGGAGGGTGAAGCGATGAAAAACAAGAGTTGGAAGAAGAATCGAGAGCAAAGATAGTGTAAAACACGGGCAAAATCATCTATGTTAAAAACTTTTTAACATAAATTTGCATTTTGAGCTATCTATGTGCTATATTTGTGGTTTATTTTATTAACAATTAATATTTAAAACTATGAGTGCTTTGAAACAAACGGCCGTGATTAACACCAATCTCGGTGATGTCTCAGACATCGCGTATGTATCACAGGGTTATCTGTATGTTCCCGGCGATGTAGCCAATAACGTTACCAATAAAGGATTTGCTGAGCCAATAGCATGGCCAAGAATTACTTCTTTTTCAAAGACTGCCTATGCAGCCGGAGCGCAAAAGGTAATTGAGATCAATTTTGATTCTCCTATCCATGGACTTGTTGCCGGTGACAAACTTGAAATGACAATCAGATCCCCGTGGAAAATTGATGGTAAACCATACAACCAAACGTTCACTGTTTATGCAGGAGCAGCAGTTGTTTCTCCGGCTACTACAATCGAACAGGTTGTTGCAAACCAGTTTTACTCAGTATTGAATCAGGCTGGTTATCCATTCACTGTAACCCAAAGCACAACCACTTTGGTTATTACAAGTGCGTTTGGCACACTTGGACTGAACAATGAAGATTTTACAATTGAAATGCCATGGGTGGCAGCCGACGCAGCCCCATTGACAATAACAGGAATTGCCGACAGTGGCGGAACTAAATGTACCATTACAAGCAATGGACACGGTAAACTGAATGGAGACATCGTAAAAATTACCGATGTAACATGGACAGTCCCTCCAACGGCAGGTGACTTTGACCCCAATAAGGGATATGTCATCAGTGAAAAAGCAACGAACACCTTTAAAGTTGTGCACGTCTTTACTGGTGCTACTTACGATTCGGGCGGTACGGCAAGCGAAGTCGCCCAAGGAACGACCACCGAATACGTAAAGCCGGAAGGCACAAAAGCAATCGTAAATACCTTTGAACCCGCCTACGATATTACAGGCGGTACTTATACAACCTATAAAATCGAACACGAAATGCCGGTACGGTCAGACCATGGATTCTTTCCTCACAAGGAAGTCCACAGTCAGATTTTCGCTGATACAGACGAAGTTGCGGTAGGATTAATCCTTGATGCAATTCTCGCAGGGAAACGACTCCCGGTTGCAACAATAAGTGGGATCACCAAGGCAGATCCCGGAGTTTGTACTACGGTTCGCCCTCATGGATTAAAAGTAGGCGACGAAATTACCATGAATGGCTGTGTTGTAAACCCGACTGATTTCAATGGAAAGATTTTTACGGTAACGGTAGTTGGTGCAGTAGATACCTTTGAATTTGGATTTGACGCATCTGGTATTACAAGTGCAGAAACAGCAGGATTTGTAAGACTGCTTAACCCGGAAGAAGATTACCTCGCAAAATAGTGGCGGTATTTGAACCAACCGACATCGACATGAAAGTCGAGTACCCTGAACTCTCAAGTATAAAAGAGTTTGAGCCACTACTTGACACCCAAATGCGATTCGTATGGTACTACTTCCACAAACAGTCACCGTTCTTTAACTTACGACCAATATCCGAAAAACTAAGTTCTTGTCTTGAGAAGAGTAAATTAAGACTCAACACTAACGAGACCAAAAATTACATGGATAACAAATTTCCCGAAGCTATCGAGGCAGCAGGCGCACGAATGATGCGCTTTGCTTCCTCTGACCGGGTAAGGGCAAAATCCATGATTGATAGCATCTTTGAAGGGTTTGAAATAATTATTGATTCGTTTGGAACCGATGATCTTCAGGACACCGAAAAGCAGGGAAAGTTTGTAGACATATCTGTAAAGATACGAGCAGAATTACCACAGCTTATCAAACAAAAAGAAGAAGGATTTGGAGTAAAAGAACAACGCAAAGTCGGTCAGAAAAAGGGCGCAAACGACATGGATAACATTATGAATAACTTGTCAGCAAACGATGAAATAGAAGACGATGATTAGCCTTGTACTAAACAATCAAATGAGACCCAACCGGGTTACGGATCAGAAAAACCTGACCTACCACCTCAACTGTGCAAGGTACTTTACCGGCAGCCTCAACCGACAGAAATACCAGTATTTTTTACGCAAGTGTATGGTTAATTGGAAATTCTACGAGGGAGACCAGTGGATTTTCAAAGAAGACCTTGCTCCATTCCTTAAAGACGAGAGCGGAGAAGTCCGTAATCGTATCAAGTGGGTAGAGAATATTGTACGTCCTATGGTGGATATGCTTGTCAACAATGCCATTCTTACTGATTACACCTATAAAGTTCAGGCTCACAGCCCATTTGCCGTAAATCGCAGGGAAGAGGAAATGAACAAGATGCTGACCTTAGCCGAAATGGGTAAGCTAATGGGTGGGCAAATGCAGAAACTTATTAAAGACAATTTCCTTGTTGGGGATACATTAGGTGAGACACAAGATATGTTTTCTCAGCGATATGCGGACAAGCTCGCAATGGGAATTAACTATTTGATGGATTATTACGATCAGATCAACAATATTGAAGACCTTAAAGTTGCTCAGGCTAAGAACTTTGCCATTACCGGACTTGTAGTAAGTCGTGAGTACGAACACCACGGGAACCAGGTTCACAAGTCGGTAATTCCTGAAACATTCTTTTGGGATTTGGATTGTACTATGTCACACCTGTACGATGGCGACTTCATGGGAAACTGGACATTAAGCACCCCGGTAAGCCTTTATGAGAGATATGAAAACATAAAATCCACACAGAAAGACGCTATTGAAAAGACGGTAAGTCAGGCTCGCTTTACGGATTTCTCATACGCACAGCAGTTTGTTGGCAACGTAGAGGGGCGTGTACCGGAAGTTAGGGTTGAGTGGAAGGATCAGGAACGCCAAATTTGGGGATGGGTAAAAGAAGGAGGCATTGAAACCTTTGTACGCATCTACAAAGAGGGACGGTATTCAAAGAAAGATTTGATAATCCCTGCAAAAAAAGAAAGAAGCAGTAAGCTGAGTTCAGACCGTACATTAGTAAAAGATGTTGGTGTAACTCGGTTTTGTCATTTTACCCCCAAGGAATACTTAGCTAATTCAAAAGACGACATTGTGTATGAATGGGGAGTGGTTCCTTATAGCGACCAGTCCTATATTCTCCCTGACGACAATCCGTTTACCTATAAAACGTTTGCCTATTCATACCATGATGGAATGATTTCAGCACCCATTGACGATGCTATCAATCCACAAAGGTTAGTTAACCGTATCCGTTCAATGCACGAAAGCGCAATAAACAATATGAGAATGCCGGTAATGGTTTATGAAGAAGACAATCTTGGAGATGGTGGCGAAGAAGAACTCCTAAGGAATGTCAATCTTGGTAAGCCGGTAGGCTTGAAAAACACAGGGGGGAATATTCAGAACGCATTTAGAACAGTAAATCCTAATTCAACACCGACTATCAATACCTTAGCATCAGCGGCAATGGAAATTGCGTCAGCAGCCCGCAATAATTTAGGTTTTAATGATGCCGTTTTAGGCAATATTGGAGGTAAAAGAGAACTGGCAGGAGTTGCAAATCAAATGATGCGACAAGGTTCTGTAATGCAGGAAGGATTTTATTATGGAATAGGAAAGTGGTTGTTACAGGTACATCAATCCATGGCACACCGTGGTAAATGTATAGCAATCAATTCCGGTACAATTATATATTACAGCGTTGGTGACAAATTAGCACCTCCGCTTATTTTATCAAAGGATTACATTAATGAGTATTTCAGGATATTTGTACAGCGTACACCTCCTGAATCTGATACCAAAAATCAAGCAAATATGCTGGCACTTCAATTGTACCAGTTAGGTTTGCTTGATGAAGCAAGGTTTAGTCAGGTATTCGGCAATGGTAATCTCGATGACATAACCCGCTTAATGAGGGAATATGTCGGTGAAAAGATTCAGGTTCAGAAAGAACAATCTGAAATTGAAATGGCAGCAGCAGCAGCGGGCGATATGGCGGGACAGGGTATGCAGCAGCAGGGATTTCAAAACAAACTGGATGTAGCCGATATGCAGAATCAGGGACGGGTAGCTCAAGAGATGGCGAAACCAAGACCTACTAACCAATAAAAAATTATTATGGCAGAGAATGACGATATTAGGCGACAAGAACAGGAAGCGGACTCCACCGCAACTGCAATAAGTCTTTTGGAAACAATTGGATCTGGACTACCGGAAGCCAAAGAGTTTATGAAGATTGCAGGAGATTTGGCAAAAAACGCAAAACCACCAAAAGTACCGACCAATGAAACAGAAACCCAAACCACCGAAGCAGAAGTTGAGCCAGAAGTCACCCAAGCAGAAGAAGGGGAAGAAGGGGAAAGCCCACTAAAAGGCGAATTCTTTGAAGGTGAAAAACCCAAAGGGTATAAATTTACCACGAATGAAGATTTCTTAAAGGAGTTTGAAAAGAAATTTGGAGCAAAAGACATTAAAGGCTACGCTAAGGCGATGCAAAGTATTGACAAGTGGCGCACTGAATCCCAGAAGGCAGGAGAAACCGAACAGAAGTTAACGGAACTCACTACCTTTTTGTCCGCACTCCCGCTTGAATTAAGTGAAGGGCTTATTGCTTATTCCAAAGGTCAGTACGACCGGAGTATGCTCAATAAGTTTGCCTCACAACCCGACTTTTCACAGCCGGTTGAAAAACAGAACCCAAAACAATTAATAAACTACTATTATCCCAGCGAATTTGAAAGCGAAGATTTAGAGGCGTATGATGCCCGAAGCGATACCTTTGAAGACAAGGTATTACAAAAGGCATACGAGGTTGCCAAAAACAAATTCTTTACGGCAGATAAGCAGAAGTTAGAGGATCAGCGTGCCAGTTATGACGAACAAGCCCAAAAGACCCTTGTGGCCTTGAAGGAAAGTGCTACTGGTTCCGTTGAACACCTCAGAAAGTCATTTCCCTCATTAAAGGAAAACGTTATCCGGGAAACCGAACAACTCCTTTTATCAGGTGATGATTCAAAAATACTTGGCTTATTCAAAGACTCAAAAGGTCAGTACAAAAAGGAGGCGGCTCTTGCAATAGCGATGGCAAAGCACGGATACTCTCAGATTGAAACACTCAAAGCCTTGATTGAGGAGCAGAACAAAAGTATGCAAGTGGCTGTCGATGTAAAAAAGACGCCAGAAGCATCCAAAGGACGCACCGGAGCATCACAGGAGCAGCAGGAACAGTTTGTAAAGGAAGCAAGATCAGCACTTGGAGGAATGAATCACGACCCTTTCAAAAGTATTGATAAACACTAAAACTTTACAAAATGCCACTTTACGGAACAACAGACACGAATTATACTAACGTAAACCTGAACGACCTAAGTTCAACTTACGCAAGTACTTTCACCCACGACACGACAAACCTTGTTTCACGTGTTGTCCATGACATGATCTATGACGGAACCCGTCAGCAGTTCTACGACATGGCTATTCTCGACATGGTGACACCTGAATTGGTGTCCAGTGACGAATTCTTTTTCGCAGAAAAAACCTACGGACGCTCGGCAGCAGTTGTCACCGACACTTGTGTTACCGGAGCTACGCAGGTAGTAAAATGTACCGATACAAGCATGGTCGGATTGGACTATGTAGTATGCTATCCTGACAACACCAAAGGTATTGTTTACTCCATTACCGAAGACGTGGAATTTAATGTAAGAGGAATTTCAGGAGCAACCGTTCCACAGGTTGTGGCTACCGATCTTTTACAAATGCTCGCACCAACAGAAGCCGATGCCGCAAGCGACATCAGAAACTTCTTCCGTATGTCAACCACCGAACGCTACAATTACGTACAGTTGTATGTAAAAGCCATGAAGTTCGGAAAGGTTGAAAAACTTAAATACGAACGTGCCGGTACATTCAAAAACTTTCTCTCAATGAACCGTGAGGAATTTTTCAATCAGTGCCGCATTGACCGTTCCAATATTTACTGGAATGGAACCAGAGGTGAAGCCACCCTTACTGGTGGTGAAAAAGCCAAACTCGCAGGTGGTATTTACCCAACCATGATTGCTGCCGGATGCCCTGTTGTGTCAGCCACAACATCTACCGTCGGTACCGCACTTGAATCAGCCGCAATCAGCACAAACCATATGGCATATGGGGGAACCCGTTTTGCTTACATGACTCCTGAGTTACACCTTGTAGTTAGTAAGTACTACAAAGACCTGCTTACCCGCTACACCCCGGATAGCAAGGTTGCCGACTTAATGCTGACACAGGTTCGCCTTGGTGATAGCAATATCGTACTCGTGCCAATGTCTCGTTTCAAAGACACAGCATCCTTCCCAACTCATTTTCAGGGTAAAATCTTATTGCTTGACCAGAAGTCAATCATTCCGGTTTACTTATTCCCTGAAGAGTTCAAGTCAACACTCAATCGTTCAAATGGTAGCCTGAACAACTTCGATATTGACCACCTCTCGATGTCCTTCTCACAGAAGTATATCAACCCGCTTGGTGGTGCAATCATTGATGTTGCCGGTTATTAGGATTAACTAACCCGAAACGAGGGCTGGTGTAACAGCCAGTCCTTGTTTTAAAAACATAAAATATGGCAGGAAATATCGTTTTAAACAAGATCAAAAAAGAAATCAGGGAATCAGACCCGAATCTTACACCGGCAGAAGTCGAGGCATTGGCTATTGCAGAATACAACAAACGCAATCCGGACAAGCAAATCATACCTGAACCGGAAGACACTGCGGAGTTTGACGACCCTGATGATGAACCAAAAGAAGAACCCGTTATCGCAAAGCCAGTTAAGTCAGAGCCAAAATTTGAGCTGACAAAATCCGAACTGGACAGCTTGTTAGCCACAATGAAGGCTGACATCATTAAAGAAATGTCTGCAAAAGTACCGGCAGCGACAGCGGTTGTTGCGGAGGAAGATGACTACGACCCAATTGGAGCCAAGTTCTTTGCACACTCTCATTTCCGAATTATTTTCGGATACAAACGCAACGGAAAAGAAGTACTGCCTCCATACGAACCCATTAAACTCAACCATGCAGCATCATGGACTAAGAGCCAAATGGGAACACGGGAGACAAGAACTGTTCAGATTTGCATGGTTGAACTCCATAGCAAAAAGGAAATCGAATTCATGCGGAATTTTCCGCAATACAATCAAACCGTTTTTGAAACGCTTAACGATGCAAAAGATGTTGATGTATTCCTGACAGATTATGTCAATCTCATTACACCGGAAGTCGTAAAAATGGATCAACACCAGTTGGTACAGCGGGCGCAAAACATGGGAATCCCTGTTTCGACAAACGTTGACGACATGAAACGCCAGCTTATTTACAAAATGGCATACCAAAAACTCGAAGCTGACAAACGTAAGTTTGTCGGTACAGCATCAGCCGGTATTGAGCTTACAGACAAAGTTGTTGAACAAGCTATGAACGCAAAGTAATGATCCTACTATCAAATATCATACAGCGTATGCGGGAAATTGGTCTTGATGCCGAAGGCTCTGACCGATACAAAGACGATCTTGATATGATTCCTGCAATCAATTCTGCAATAGAGTGGCTTGTAGGCATTATAGCACCACGAATCGGTGTAGACAAATTCGTCGAAGAAAGACTATCTGATTTGCACATGACTAAGGTCTGGCAGACAAATCAGTTTTCACGCATAGCATTTGATAGTGATAATGAAGGATTTGATATTTGGACAGTTACGGGGGTATTCCCGAAACCGACTGTCTATGTTTCATTGGGAGCAAAAACAGAATTGCCAGGAAAGTACCGTGCAGAGATCATGCCTTACCTGAACAAAAACTACGAGAACCACCCTATTGTCGGGACGAGTTTTGTTAATGGCGGGCAGTTAAAACCTCACATGAGTACATTCAGGCCGGAATTGGTATTAACCCGTGCAAGGTTCGCAGCTACAAAGATTACTCACGAACAAATTACGGAAGCTGAAAACAATCCCTTTGTTCCCGGCTACAAACACAATGAGGCCGTTATTACCTACGGGTATACCCCATCAATGGATTACTCAGGGGAGAGAATCAATAAATTAGCGGAAGGGCAGTACGTCAATCCGAAAGAAATTCAAATTACACCATCGTCGCCAAAAACGCTTGTGGCTGTATCTTTTATCCGCCACCCGGAAACCATACCAAAAAATGCAGATACGGCAACCTATGATGTACCATTTCCGGCAAGCATGATGAATCTGATTGTTCAGAAGTCATTGAATTACATTGCTATTAAGCAGGGCGACAACACCACCATATTTAATGTCAGCATCCAAGAGGTGCTTCAACAGTTACAATAATGGCAAAGTACAGGGAAATAGTATATGACTTGCTCAAGGACTTAAAACAGACCTATGATGACAGCAGCATTGTCGAATATTCGGTATTGTGGTGGGTGTCAATGGTTGCCAATAAGTTCTTAAAGCAGCATCTTGATAACGAACAAGGGCGCACCGGACAGATGCCGGGCAGATTCCTTACCGTATTCCCTGAAACAAAGCTATTGACAAGTTCTTTTTCCCACAAGCGCAAGTATATCCAGTTACCTGGTGTATTGCTTGACATGGATTACGACCGCAGCATTGCATATATTACCTATAACGTACAGGACGAGCTGATACCGGGATTCACGCAGGTTAAATTCAGCATGATTACACCGGCACACGCTCACCTGTTACAAGCAAGCCATGAAACCCCAACACCAACCAACCCATACGGATATGTTGTAGCAGATCAGATTTTCACATTAGGCTTGGAGGCAGTAGATGTCCCTGAAGTCGAAATGGGTTTATATTTGGCTATTGACCCACGAAAGGTAAATGATATGGATGCAGAATGTCCATTACCAGAACACCTTGTCAGTCAAATGAAATATGAAATTATCAATTTGGGAAGGTTTGTCATGTCGGTTCCGGCAGACAAGGTAAATGATGGGAACGATACCATTCAAGTTGCTCCACCCAAACAAATAACCAATGAACAATAATGATTTTATCCCGATAGTAGATATACTGAGTGACGTAACTCAAATGGTTGGAGATCCGGGATTAGATCACGGGCTTTCCAAAGGGTTTTACATACGTCAGATTTCAGAAGCAGTTGAAGAGCTTGCTATTGATACCTATTTTCAGACACTTACAACCGATCTTGAATTTCCGACCGACTCTCTTATTTTAAGCCTGCCAACAAACTGTTTCAATGTGAAGGAACTCTATCTTTACAATGGAGTTTGTGGCACACCAGCAAATAGCCGCAAAGTTTGGTATAAGCGTAACTATAATAACTCTCAAGGGGGGGCAGATTACACCGCAAGGCGCAAAGAAAGCGGAGAAGAAGATCCATTTATACCGTCTCATGCCGACAACTACAATCTTTATTATGCCAATATTGAGAATGGAGTGATAATGTTTGGATCAAGCTGTAATTCCTATTCCTATGTCCGCATTGTTTATAGTGGAATGGGTGCAGACATAACAGAAGTTCCGCTAATTCCAAGACCATTAAGACAGGCAATAATTGATTGGGTTCGTGAAAGAATATTGACTATATTTGCCTCACGAGACCGATCTGTTATGCCGCTATTAAACATAGCAAGACTTGACCTTTACGGTGATGGCAGGCCCTCAAATCCGGGTTCATGGAGAAAGGCAGAACGTTACGTTAAAAAGATGGGAACGTGGGCAAGAGATTGCTACAATGAGTATCAACAAAGAGGTAATTGGTAATAACACTTTAATATTTTAAGCCATGTCAGTAACAAAATTACTCCGAAAAAACGAACAGGAAAAGAACCTTACACACCCAGAAAGTTGGGGAGTTGTAGGTAAAGACTATAACGCCATTGTTGACAATCTAAGCGAAATCATTGACAATCTCGGTGCAGACGATATTGACTTTACTGCATTGTCAGCAACAGTGGATCAGCTTGGGATTGACTTGGCGGCAGCACAGGTTAGTATTGCAGCACTCCCGGCAGAGTTGATGATTGAACTCACGCAAGCAAATGTAGCCACGACAAGTGGATTACTTGTTGAGGGGACTACATATGTCATTCACACGCTCGAAGTTGGAGACGACTTTGCCAACGTAGGTTATGTTTCAGAGGGAACTGCATTCGTAGCGACCGGAACCACACCGACGGCATGGACGGAATCAACATCGGTTATTAATGTAGATGAATCTGCACCGTCAATAACAAGTATAGTAAACGGCATTGGAGCGATTACATGGGCAAGGACAGCCATTGGTGTTTACAGCGGAACAAAATCAAACTCATTCCCGGCAGGATACACGTTCATTCATCAGAAAGTTATTATCCCTGCTGCCGATTCAGCAGGAATGGTAGCGGTATCGCTTTCAAGTGATGACGCTATTGTCGTAAACACATATTCAGATGCCGGAGTCACGCTTGTGGACGGGATTTTGGCAGCAACACCGATTCATATTACAGTTTACCCTCAACCTGCATAAGCAATGCTTACAGAACACCACCCATGGGACGATCAGTCTTATAGCTTGGGAGTAAATTCAGCACTTGACAACGAACTCTTAGGCAAAGGCAACACTGACAAGGGAGAATACCTTGCAGCGAGGAATATGCGTCCAAATAACGCAGATGGATCGTTTGGGATTCTCAAAACCATTGGTGGTGAAGTAAATGTATTCCCGTCCATTGATAACTCGTGCGTAGCCAATGGTGGTTATTACGCATCAAACAATCAGGATTTCAGCAGAGGGAAATGGGTTGCAGTAGCAGCTACCTATGTATTAGTATCAGGAGATCCTATTGCAGTAGAATGGTGGGCAGATGAGGGCGGGAATTGCGACCCGTTTTTAAGAGTAAACGGTAAAATAGTCTGTGCAAGCTCTCAGTTACCATTTAATTATGCCAGCGAGATACAGTTAGATGCAAGCGATAATCAGGACGGTGCAGAAATATTTTGGACGGATAACGAAAATCCGCCTGTTTACATGGACGTTTACGACCTGCTGTTGAACTCAGGGGTTAATGTCGGAACCAATATAGGCGAATGCACCCAAAAGTACTTCAATGAATTTGATGTAACAGAATATGGTATTCAGTTAAAAAACTACGGGCATCACCCGGTATTTACCGAATTAACGGAAAATACATCCTATCCTGATTCCATTATTTATTTACCAACTGTAGGCGATCCGGGACTAACCGTAGGGCAGCACTCATATAGGATAAGGTATGTTGATACCGAAGGGAATTTATCCGCCTTCTGCATCCCGACCCCGCTTATCCCTGTCGTGTATAATTACGAACCCAATTATACCAACTCTCAACACTACCCGAATAATAAAATATACGGAAAGGTTGAGGGTACGCAATCTCCTTTTGGGATTGTCCTTAAACTAAGGATAGAAAACAGACTTAATTATGATTACGCACAACTTACAAGGGTAAGTTATGAGGATGTAATGCCGATTGGATTTACCCCCACTGAGGTTATTGTAGGAAACATTCCTCTTATACCAGATGAATTCAGTATTAAAACGCTTGTTGATTTTGGGGCAGAGGCATCACAAATCACACAAGAGGATCAGGTTACACCACAGAGAAATATAGATGCCGCAAAGTCAATCCGATATTTTTCAGCGAGGCTTGAATTAGGTAATGTAAAGTACGCATCGAGCATTATTGATGATGTATTTACCAGTGACGCCCAAGTCCTGTCTGTATTGAAAAACATGGGAACAGAGGGACATTCAGATCCATATAACTGCGCATACCATCGTAATACCATGAGTGGGGAGCGATACGGATATGCAATTATATTTATGGATAGTAGCCTTCAGCGCACATTTGCTTTAGATTTGCCCGGTGCATCAGATTTCCTAAACCCTGACCGAAGGGATACCATGTCGGCAGAAAGTGAACTGTATTCATATGATAATGTTCCAGTGGGGTGCAATGAAAGCAACACCCCAAATACATCTGTTTATGAAAAGTTCAGCCTTGCTAATGCAATTCAAAAAACCGGAGGGTTAGAGAATAGAACAATCCATAAGACTGGCTATTTCGTGTTAACACCAAAGGGACAGGAGGATACAATAACAACGGGGCATCGGCATCAGATCAATAATAGGGTGTGGGTTGATGGTGTAACTCCGTTTACGTACAATCCCAAAATATTTGCACCGGAATACTTCTCATTAGGTATAGCTATAAAAGGAATTGACCCTACAAAAATACCTTCATGGGCAACATCATTTACTATTGTAAGGACATCAGCAGCAGGGAGGGTTAAGTTTCAGGGCATGGGGTTTTACGATATTGACTCCCCACGTAACAAATCTTTGGATAATTTGCTGTTTTATTCCCCGGAAACAGATAGCCTGAACGGTATCGTTAACCCAGATGACATTGATTTTGGATTACTAAAAGCCCAAGTAGTTGCTCCATACGGGTACACATCAGAGGTTTATATGGGTAAAGCCCGACACTCAGACGGGAACGCTTCTACGGATAGGAAGTGGGTTGATATTTGCGTGTACCCAAGAATCATAAAAGAAAATGCACTCACTAATGTAGACGGAAGTTCTCACGGTAATGGGGGGTGTACTGCGTTTGGAAAGTGGAGAAATGCCACTATTCCTTCATGGGCTAATACGGCTGCAAAGAAATATTTCAATATTGATTCATTCAGTCAGTATTCGGGCGATAATATAGTAAGTGATATTAGCGAATATTTTAAACTGAATCTCGCATCGGACGTATATCAAACCGCAAGTACAGATCACTCCGAATACTTACAATCAGATGTAATGGAGTTTCACGAACCACTATATCTCATCAATGTAGTCAATAACGAAGCACTTGTTCCGCAGCCCAATGTAAAGAATTTCTACGACACCGGATGCTATGTAAAATTGAGAAGTTGTATTGGAAGGTACTACAAGACAACCAATAGCTACCCGCTTATTGATGAAAGGTGGGAGGATTGTATTCCTGCGTTAAATGGGATTGGTTACGGAAACTCTGTTTTTTTTAACAGAGACGCATTTGTTTATGTTAAAACGCAGCTTAATACTCAGAAGTGGTGGAATGTAACCAATAAAACTCAGTTAGAAACCCAATCAGCACAAAACGCTATCGCAGCCAATGGGAGTTATTTGATTCCGGGGACACCGCATACGATTTACGGGCTTTATACTCATACAAATACTAATAACCGCACATTTACTATTGAGTTTGGATATGACAATGGGTTTGGTGGAGTATTTACTCCGGCAGAGGGAGATGAAATATGGGTGTATTACGATCCCGATATGCCTGTAAGGGTTTTTGGCGGAGAACACTACGTTGGAGAAGCTATTTACTCTCCTATATTTAGGGCAAAAAACGCTGTAAATGAAGGAGGAACAATGGAATTTGGTGTTGGTCTTCCATACCACAAATTTCAGATGAACAACATCGGGATCGTAGGGAAGGCATTTAATGGTGACGAAAACCCACATTATGATTCAGAGCTTGAAATTCAGGCTATCCGACAGTTAGTAGTCCCATTTATTGTAGAAAGTAAGGTTAATCTTAATTTCCAATATGAAATTCCATCTACTCAAGGAGAGCCAGGTTCGGCATCAATGTTTAAATTCTTTCCTGCTACCCATTTCATAATGAGACCACAACTATGGGGTGTAGGGAATAATTTTGAAGGATTTGGCGGGGCTATACCTATAGGGTATCAAGACGATTATCCCGGAGAAGAGTTCAGATGGACGTATGGGGGATTTCGTTTCCGTGGGAAAAATAATCAGGATTACTACCATTCGCTTAATGCCCAGGTAAGCTCATCAAAGCCAACGGTGGGATACAGAGACAGGACAAGGTATCCAACCCGTGTTGCATACAGCCTTGAAAGAGTAATGAATGTTCAGGGCGCACCGAACTTAAGAACGTTCCTGCCGGGTAACTATTATGACCTAAAAGACAATACCGGAGAAATCAAATACTTGTATGACAATCTCTCAGAACGGGGGAATAACCTTATAGTACTCACGGATCATGGTATTACTGTTTTGCTTATTGGCAAGAATATTCTGGCTCAGGCAGAAGGCACGGAATTAGCTACAATGATTGGCACTCAAGGGCAGTTTATTGGAGGCGAAATCCTGATAAACAATGAAGTCGGACTGCCAAAAGATATGTGGAGAAGTTGCACTGAGGGAAACAATATGCTCATGTTCGCATCATTGGACAGTGCTTATATTTTACAAGGGACTTCACTTTCTGACATTGGTAGGAATAAATTTCATAATCGCTTATTTGGTACGTACTTAAAAAACATAACCAATGGAACACATATTACAGGCGGATATGATCCGCTACACAAAGAATACTGGCTACAGCTCGACAGTCACGTACTGGCATACCCCATTCTGTCAGAGCATTGGAATGACCGATATGACTACAATTTCGACCGCTACATATCCATGCCCGATAATAGGACTTTTGGCGTAGGGAATCGTAGCTCAAAAACTAAGTGGAGGGTATATACAGATGAAATATTGCTTGGTGAACCCACCATTGGCAGGGAAACTATTATCAACGAAGTAGAGCAGGTCAGTAGTCCACAGCAGGGGTATCCTGCAAAGGCAATTCCGGGTATCGTGGCAAAGGAATTTATCCGTACTAAGATAGCGTCTAACCTGAAACCAACAAGGGTTGAGTTCTATGAAGCACATGGAGGTATAAAACAATGTGAACTTAGTATTGAAAAAAGTTTGCAATACCTTAAAGATTATACTAACTTTGAACAATACATTCCAAGGCGAGATATTGAAGTCGATCCTGACTGCAAAAGATTACAAGGCAGGCAGTTGGTTTTCAAGATCATTTATGAAGGTGCGGGATTTGAGATAAAACAAACATCAATTCAATATAAGGAGATAAAATAATGGCAGCAGCAGCAGTAGTTCCAATCGTAATGGGTCTTGCACAGATGTTGCAAGGTTACATGGAGAAGAAAAAGGCAGACGGAATGGTTCCGCAGGTATCTCCGATATATGCAAAATTAATGGCAGATTACCAGCGAAGGGCGAGAAATTCGGAGGTTGGCAGCGCCTACAATAATACATTAAATAAGGCACGTAACCTTATTGCCAGTAGCGGGAACTCGGTATTGCAAACCGGGAACCCAATGGCATTTGCATTTGCTCAACGCAGGGGTGCTGATTACATCAATGAATTACTCGCAGGTGTGGCACAGAACGCTATGCAATATACCCAAATGGCAGGTGCAATGGGCAACAAAATGAGTGATATTCAGTTCCAGTCCGATACAAACCGATGGGCAAATAAGGCCGTTCCTGCACAGCAAAATATGGCATCCGGTATTCAGAATATGTTACTTGCTATACAGCAAAACGCAGGAGGCGGTGGCACTACACAACCCCCAAGATTATCATTGGAGCAGATTACACAAAACGCAAAGTTTACGCCCGGTGCATTTGGGAATACCGAACAGCCAATAAGCACGACTGCAAGTGCCGAATATCAAAATCCATATCCAACCCCTGCATTTAACGTAGCGGATGTCTACAAAATGAAATACGGATCACTGTAAATACTAAAGAAATGGCAGGTTATTTAAAGCGACTGTTTGGTTTTGGATCAAATGACGACACTGAACAGCAATCTCAGCAGACAACACCAGAGCCGATAGCGGACAATCCGGTTGCTAAAACAAAACCATTGGGCATTATCACTGGCGGAGAAGGTGTTACTGCCACATTTCCAAACGTATCTCAGTACATTGGTGCGGTTCCGGGCAATTTGGATATAGCTAATTACATGAGAAACCTTGCTCAACAGGAAAACGAGAGAATATTGCAAATGAGAGCCAATGTACCCATGGCTACTTTACCCGCTGATTATTATTCTACGGAGCCGCTTCCTGCAATAGCCGGATATACAGAAGGACAGATGCCAATTATTAGCTCCCCATATGCTCAAAAATACCCATTTGCTCTTGCAGATGAACGCAAAAGAAGTTTAATGGAAGCAAGCATGATAAGGCAGCGGCAGAAAATGATACAGGATCAGCCGGTAATGTTTCAGGCTCCGGAGACATCATGGGCATACAAAAGAGCCATGGAAGAAAACTGGCTATCTGATCTAAATGCTATTCAGCAAGAAATATCCAATACCCCGAATGGTGTCGAGAAAATGAAAACATACGGTACTAAGGAATGGAACAGGGTTCAGGAGTTTAATGCAAAATATACAGAATTGGCTAACCAAGGTAAGCAGGTAGCCACTAACTTAAACGAAATAGCACGGGACGAAAAAGCCTCAGCCATTGACAGAGCAAAAGCGTCCCGTGGACTTTCTGATCCCACATACCTTACTGAGAATTGGGGTACTCTTAAAACATTGGCATCCCGTGTTCCGTATACCGACGTGTTAAACAAAGCAGCAGACCAACTACTTCAATCACCAGAAGTCAAGGCAGAAGCGATAAAAGAAATAGGTCGTATTAGCGGACAGGGTGGGGATATTGTGCAATGGATCAATTCAAGAGAAAGCGTTCCGGCACAAAACATCTGGAACATGGCAGACCTTATTTACAAGGAAAACAAATCAACTATTCAGGATTTGCACCCAGAATTGACATCTACTCAGCAGCAGGATAAGGTAAAAGGAGACCTTGCATTAATGTTTGCTGCAAAAGAAAATGTCTCAACAGGTACACTCTCAAAACCAATGAACATAAACATAGGAGGAAAGGAACCGTCGTCATACGTAAACAACTACATGGGATTCATGGGAGATAAAGGCAATTTTGGATCAGTAAAGAAATCTATTGAGAAATCTTTTAGTTCCGGTAATAGCCTGAATGACACTCAAAAAGCAATGGCTACCGAGTTTGCTAATTACACAGATGATAACGGTGAACAATTTATGCAGGTTGACCTGAAAGAAGTTGTTACTCCAAAGACACCCATAACATGGCAGATGTTTCCCGGAAAGCAAATATCATTTGGAGATAATGAGCAAACATTTACAGTCCAAGAGACATACAATCTTCTTAAATCACAAGATCCCGGAGCAGCATTGCGGTTAGAAAAAAGCGTTAAGTCTGGGGACTTAAGTTGGACAGACCCACTTGTAGCAACACCTACTAAAATAAAAGGGATGCTATTAAGGAATAACACAGACCTTGATATAACATACGGAGACGTAATGGATTGGCAGGCAAATGGTATGGCTGATACCTACCTTGGTATGGCAGATCATGGAGTTCAAACAACCTATGTTTTGAAAAAGAAAACTGGCAAAAAATACACCATGTCGGGAGCTCCAGTGCCAAATACCGACCCGTCTGCTACATTTACCATTCGCACTCCGCTGAATATAGCGGGTGGAAAAATGTCAATAGAAGACCTTTTTAAAGCTAATGCAAAGAAATCGAGAGAACTTACGGGTGGTAACTTAAATTAATCATACAAGCGATGCCGGAAATTAACGAAAAGTTACTGAAGCTCAACTACGAGAACTTAAAAGGTCGTGGCATTGTTTCCACTGACTATAATACATTCCGTTCAGATATTGGAGACGTAAATAAGGCTCGTGAAATTCATAATGCTATTTCGGCAAAAACAATAGCAGCACCATTTGATAAATGGTATCAGTCTTATGGATTTGATGCCAACCAACCAACCGCAGTAAAGACACAACCAACAACACAAGACCCATCAAAGGGAGTTGTAGAAGTACAACTACCAGAACTTGATACAGTCCAGTCAGCACAACCTGTTATTGATACCCCAATCCCGGCAGCACAACAACCTGTTCAGCAAAGAAACCAATGGGTTGAGTCCGGGTTAATGGATCAATTAAAGAAAGAATATGCCGATTCAGTAGCGATAAAAGCAAGGAATTTAGCACAACCAATTGCCGAATTTGATTACAACTCTACTTTAACACCAGAAGAAGCCATTGGGATACTTCCTGTTAATAGAAGCATGAAGCCATCAATGGACTGGAAGCTGCCAACGATGCAGGAATCGCAGGATATTGTAGACAAAGATTTTTACGACAGAGTTAGGGGTATAGCTTATGAAGCGAGTGTAGGCGGTGACATGGACGTTTCTGATAAGCTAATAGAGCAAGCTCAGTCAATAAACCCTAATGATCCATATTTACACAGACTAAAGGCATTTAACCTTAAATCAAGACAGGACTATCCAAATGCGCTTAAAAGTATTGATACAGCAATACAGTTATCAGACAAAGAACAATCAGTAAACCCAAGTTTGTATTTAGACAAAGCCGGAATTGAGCTCGAATCAGGGAATTCAATATCTGCATACGCCAATGCTGACAAATATATTAAGTCAATTGGCGGTGTTTCTGACAATGAATCTGGACTGAAAGACTTAGCGGAGGCATACAGGATTAAAGCAGTAGTTGGGAAGAACCTTGATTTGGATAAAGTCCCGGCAGGGAATGGAGTTAAGGGATCGAAATACGACATTGACTTATTCAATTACAAATCTGCCTTATCACAAAGCAAGGCTAAGACAAAAGAGAGACAGGATCAGGAAATATCAGCTACTCTCAAAACCATGCCTGACTATCTGATGTCAAGTCCGTACAACGGATTCTCCCTTTTAATGAGTGGGTTTCAGGGTGCAAGCGAGGCAATAAACAAAATACAACAATCAGTAGAAGGAGAAAGAGAAGTCTTTAACGAGATAGCACCTGGAATAACAAAAAGAGAAGTAGAGGAGCTTTCTGCCGGAACAAGGGCAGTCATGTTCATTGGGGGTATGTGGGGACTTGGCATGGCGGCAGGTACGTATGCTATGCCGGGCAGCCTTGGTAAAAGGAAAATGATTTCTCAGTTAATGATTCCCGAATTGGCATTATTCAATGCTCAGGCTGGATTAGCTAATATGGTTGCTCCCGAAATTTCAGAAACAATTCTTGCTCCGGTAACAGCAGCGAGAACTGCAATGGGAATGGATGCACCAAATTCAGAATTAGGGAAAGAATCCCTTGTTGTTGGAGACATGGTTGGCTTTATGCTAATACTTCATGGTGCAAAAGCGGTATCCCAAAACGTAGGTAACGCAAAGGCAGTCAAGGACATTGCGCAGAAAGTAGACAAGCTATACACAAAGATAGCCGAACGCAAACCGTTAACAGAAGAAGAATACACAGAGGTATCCGAAATGGTTCAGGACGTACCACCAGAAGCCGCTGAAATATACAATACAGAGATCAAACCTGAAATCAAAACAATCACAGAGCAAGAATTAAAAGTCGAATCTGAGAGAGAATTGACAGAGGATGAAAAGAAAATAATCTCTGCATTAGAGAAACTGAAATTAGAGCAGAAAGAAACCCCAAAAGCAGAGATAACTCCAAAGACAGAAACTCCTGAAACACCAGTAGCACCAAAGTCAGAACAAGGGATAGAAGCTGCACCAGAACCGACTATTTCCAAAACGGAAACAGTCACACCCGTAAATATAGAGTCAGTAGAAATAAAATCCAAAACCAATGAAACAACAAACCCCAAAGCCACAGAACCCATTCAAACAGCAGCCGAAACCACAACCCAAAGCACCGAAACAGGGCAGCCGACCGAAACCGAATTATCCAAAGCCGAAGTAGTAAAAGAAATCAATTCTAAGCCACTCAGTCACGTTTCAGGACTGGTAATGGGTGCAGGGGAAGCCGAAGGCACTTATCTATCCACAGAAAAGGGGAATCGTTATTCTAAGTCAGATAAGCAATCAGACGTTCAACAGGCGAGCGTATCAGTGGAGAACCCGTATGTTATTGATGCAAAATCCGGTGAAGGTAAAAGCCTTATTGACTTACAGAATGAAGCACTGCCACTGGCTATTGAGTCTTTTATTAAAGACAATCCAAACATTAACAAAGAGGAAGCGAGATCATTTGCTTCATTCGACCAAGCCTATGAAAACTATCCCGATTTAGAACCCTATGTAGCAAAACAAGTAACAAAAGGACTGAAAGAGCAGGGGTATGACAGTATCTATCACAGGGAGGTAGATTCACAGGAAGGGATGCTTATAGTCTTTGATAAGAACAAAGTAACCATTCACGAAAAACCGAATATTGTTTTTACTTCATCGAACGGGAAATACGAGATCGAGAAAAAAGGCAGTTCCTTAACTGTAAGAGGTAAGCACGGGAAAGAAATCCCTTCAAGAGTAAAAGGGAAAGATGGGAAAAACAAAGAAAACAGCGAATACCGTACCGTAATCAATGAGTACATTGATAGTATTGACCTTGACAAGGGAGAAACCGTAGAAAATAAAGGATTGCTGAGTAGTGGAATGAATGAACTCGATGCAATGAAAGAAGTTGCATCAGGGTCGGACAACCCACGTGAAGTTGCTATAGGGTATGAACGAGCATCTGCCATTCCAGCTAATCATAGTGCCAAAGAGGATGCCATCCGTAAGCACATTGGACACATAAGCAAGGAATCGTGGATTAAAGAGGGAGACAAAAATAAACTGACAAGGGGGATCCGGTTCACATATATCCGTAAAGGCGGTGAAGGAATTGAACAAGTAGCACAGCGAGCCAGTCTGGATATGGAAGGTGTTGAAGGTGGTGAATTAGTTACTACTGAAGACGTAGTTAATTTTATAAAAGACTACGAGTATTTGCAGCAGTATGACACTAAGATGTCGCCGTTGATGAAGGATTTAAACAATCGTTTTATCGACCTGACAGGAATAAGTCTTACCAACGGTAGAATCAATAAAAGATTATTCAGTAAAGAGATTGACGGCAAAAGATTAAAGCCCAATGACCAGAAGCAGGGTGATAAAATGCCAGATGTTCTTGCAGACGAAATCAATAAGTACGGAATATCCAAAGAGTTACTGGATGATTACTACGACGAATTACACAAAGTATTAACAGAAGAAGAATACAACGCACTACAAAAATCATTTTATGAAACCGAAACAGGAGAGCGCAATGAAGTACCTGAAATGGGAAGCGCAGCGACAGATGAAGCACCAAGCCTCACGGCTAAGCAACAAGCCTCAATCGACAAAATCCAAAGAGACTACGAAGCCACTAAAGCAGAGTTAAAAGCTGCACTCGCATCTGCAAAGAAGCGCAGGTCACAAAAGGAAGCCGAACTCGACAATCGTAGTGGAATTTTTGGAGACACAAAAGACACCGGAGGAAATAAAGACCTTCAGTCTGACTTTGAGTACAACAAAGAAACCAAAAAGAAGGCATTGCAGTCATTCGATAACGAAATTGGAGCCATTCAGAAGCAGATTGATACCAATGAAAGCTCATTGCAGTCAAAGATTGACAAGGTAAAACAACAAACCGAAATTGATTGGTCAGAGAAAGCCATTTCAGCGTTAGAAAACCTAAAGGTTGATACCAAAGACAAACTATTTGATGCAACACTTGGTATCCCGGTAGCAGCATGGAACACCGCTATTGACATTGTAATAGCAGGTGTAAAAGCAGGTAAGGCAATAGAAGTTGGTATAAAAGAAGCAATTGACTACATCAAGGCTAAACACCCGGATGCAGACGAATCCGAAATCACCAAAAAGATCAAGGGTGTAACCGATATGTTCATGCCTGAACAGCCAAAAAAAGTTATCGAACCCGTTAAAGAAACCCTACCTCCGGCAAAACCAAAGGAACCAGTATCAGATACAGGCATACCAGATGGAATGAAAGAGCGTGGCGGTGCAAGAAGTGTGCTTGATAATCCTGACATTAGACCCGAACTGAAAGAAATCCTAATGAACAACGATAAAGCACGATTCTATGTTCCAAGGGAAATCGAAGTCAGTAAGGCGGAGGCCACGGCTATCATTCAGGCAAGGGGACTTGAAAGCACAATAAAGATGATGGAGGACAATCCACGAGATCCATCTATTCATCCAATAACAAGAACCTTACTCAGAAGCGAATCCATAAATGAAGCCAATAGGCTGTTTATTGAAAGTTACGGAAAGAAATCAGAGGCTACCCGATACTACTCAGAACTTGCAGACAGGGCTATTCAGACCTATACCCAAAAGGGAACAGAGATAGCACAGGAACTCCGTGCCATGGGCGAATTTACTATCCCTGAACGTGAGTTATTCAAAGCGCAATTAGCGGCAAAAGAGCAGCGCAATAAGAAAGTGAAAGACAACGAAGGCAGTATTAAGACCAAAAAGAAAGGACTTGATGATGCCAACGCAGAAGCTATTGACGGAGTTCTGAAAGACAAAGATGTAAGCTCAAAGGTAGGGAAAGTGGTAGGTAAAACACCACAGAAACCAGCAGAGCCAAAAACATTCAAAACCTTAGTCGAAAAAGAACGGGCGTACCGGAAGGACTTACTCAAAGGATTTAAAAAGTCTGATCTATTCCTTGCAACAGCAGGTGGGTTTAGCCCAAAAGCTATTGAATTAGTAGGGAATTTGACCGCATCCTATGTGAGAGAAGGCGCATTCCGTACAGCAGAAATAGCAGTTCTACTTGCAAAGCAATTCAAAAAAGAATTTGGTGTCGATATTGACCCAAAGGACTTTGAAAAACATATTCCCGACAAGATTGAAGGCAAAGATTGGGGACAAATTGAAACGGACGGACTCAAAAAACAAGCCGATAAAGAAACCGAAGATGCAGCCAACACCCTTGCACAAAGGATTGTCCGCAGATTATCTTCAAAGCCAAAAGCATACGACCCGGTAAGGGATATGATAAACACTCTTTTCGGGAAAGTTGATGAAAAACTTGAACCACAAAAGGGGGCAGAAACCAAACCGACTATTGAAACTATCGGAGAGGCTATTGCCAACAAAGAACAATACAAGGAAGTTTGGGAAGCATCTAAGGCAGAAGTGGAATCCCGTATTGACAATATGGAGATTAGCGACGATGTAAAGGCTGACATGAAAGATCAGTTACAAGGGTATTATGATGAAATTATAGGCAAACCGTACTCAGAACGTCAGGTAGGTAAAGCCGTCAAGGAAGCCATGAAATCCATGGACGAAACCATTAACGACATTATCCGTAAACACTATTCAGAGGTTGACGCTACCCGCAGGTCGCTTACCGAAAAACTCATTGAAGAAGCAGGTGTTTCCGGTGAAGATGCCCGGTTACTTACTCAGTCCGTTGCAAGTGCGTTTGAACGACTTACATTAAGAGCCAAGCAAAACGCATTGCGCAAATCCTTAACCACCAAGGAACGCATATTTGAATCTCCAAAGAAAATAAAGGCAACCCATGAAGCCATGATCGAACTCTCCAATATGGGAGCATTTGATGATGCTGAATTTACCCGTATGTATGCAGAGAAAATGGGATTGCCGGAAATCACACCAGAGCAGGCTATTGAAATCAAACGACTTGCTCAAAGAGTGCATGATGCCCCACAGGGAGAACCCAAGAACAGGGCTATTACTGATTTACTAAACTACCAAGCCAAACTACCAGGTATTGATTGGGGTGACGTTGGAACAGGATTTTGGTATGCTAATATGCTATCCGGTATCAGCACCCAACAAAAGAACGTTTTTGGCAATATGTCAAACCACTTGCTTGCACTGACAGAAGAAGCGATACAAAACCCGTCAGCTATTCCTTTTTTGATTTACTCTATGTCAACAGGATACGGACGTGGCGCAATGAAATTTAGGGACGTAATGAAAACCGGATATGCCCCGATAAGAGGTAAGTCAGTAGAGGTAGGAAATGTTCTTGAGCAATGGGAATTTGACGGCAAATATAATCCGGCAAATGCAGCCAAGTACGTGCCACGCATTATGTTTGGGGCGGATGCCATGAACTATGAAGCCGGAAAAGACCTAAGAGCATTCTCGCTGGCAAAAAGGATCGCAGCTCAGAATGGAATTAAGTTTTTCAACTCCAAAGACGGTACATTCTTTAATAACAAAGCAGTTTGGCAAGAAGTCGACAGGATACTTAACCGTACACCGGAGGCATATAAGGAAGCTGAAAAAATTGCATTGGAGGAAGCCGAAGTCTCCATTAAGGAATTACCATCAAACATGACTTCAAAGCAGCGTACCCGTGCAGAAAAATGGATGCGTACAACCGGAGCAAAGATAAGGGCTTATGAGTTACTTGAAATGGGAAGGGATAAGTCAATTATTGACGATACCAATGACTTTGCAGCCAAGCTAACCTATAACCACAATACAGAAGGAAATGCTGGACTTTTGTCGGATGCGGTGTCATACCTTGCAAATGCAATGAGATTACGGGTTCCAATTCCATTTACAGGTAAAACAATATCGGTAAGACCGGGCAAATTTATTGTTCCGTTTACTCGAATTGTAACCAATGTAATGACTCGATCAGCAGACTTCTTTCCACCTGTAGCACTGTATCGTGGAATAAAAGGTGGTGTTGGGTGGGAGTCGCTTGAAAACACAAGGTTTGGCGGCAAATATGTAAAATACACACCAGAGGAAAGATCAAAAGCATTTATCCGTGCAGGTGTTGGACTTGCAGCTTCAACGGCTCTGTACTTAATGACACAGGAAGATGAAAAAGGCGAAAGCGCAATTCAAATTACCGCCAATGGGACAAGGGACTGGCAGAAAAACAAACAACTTGAAGCCGAAGGATGGAAGCCGTACAGTATAAAAGCAGGAGGTATTTGGTGGTCGTACCAGTACACTCCCTTATTACTTTTACTTGCACCTATTGGAATATTGAGGGACGGTGAAAAGTACGATCCTGACTTTAACAAAGAAACAACCCTGCGGAAAATAATGCTTGCCAATGAGCAAAACATAAAGACGTTCGGGGATATGTCATTTGTAAGCAACGTAGCAAACCTTATGAATGCGCTAACATCGCCAACAAAAGGACAGTTTGAACGCTATATGCAAAAAATGGCAGGTACAGGAAAGAGTTTCGTTTTGCCGAATATCGTAACACAAACATCGCAGTACACCCAAAAGGTATTTGATATGCCAAGAAAAGAGGCAGATGACTTTTTCGCTAAAATGATTATGGATATTCCGATAGCCAGAAACAGCCTGAGCGATATGGTTAATGTGCTTGGAGATCCCGTTTATGCCGACCCAAACTTTATGTTTGGCAAAGAAAAGATCAGCCCGGAAGCAAAATTCCTAAATGAGAACAATCTATTTATCGCCAAACCAAAGCGTGAATCAGAAGGGTTAATGCTCATCAATGATAAGACAAAGACCTACGAGCCAATGACCGATGATGAATACTACAAATTCTGCAAGCTAAGAGGACAGAAAATCAAGTCCATGGTTCAGATGTTAATGGAGATGGATAAAAACACGATCACTCCTATTTCAAATCTGGCAGCAGAGGGAATGGATATTAAATTAGATACTCAAAAGAAAATAGCAGCAGAATACAGGACAAAGGCACTCAATAATGTGAAGGAAAACATTGTGAATTTAGCCAATGAGCAAGCCAAATGGGAGTTATTCAAAGAAAGAACAGGAGTAAAAGCCGGGTTCAATAGGGATATTCAATCTATTATCAATGAGTCCGAAAATGAATAAAATATTTTGTAAATTTGACCATTAAATACAACAGCCATGTTATCACTAAGCAGCACAATTTTAACCATGAGCAACCTGAGTATGAACTCAGCAAACCTCATTGTTTCAACCGATGGAGTTCTGACTTCACCACCTTCAATATATACGCTTAAAATCAGGGCTGCCGGGATGGTTCCCGATAGGGACTTTACTATTGCCGGATTCACTTATACAGAAATTAGCCTTGGTATATGGGATTGTACGAGGGCTTTTGACTTTGACGAACTCACTACATTAAATCCGATTGTGCTTACAGTGGAGCCAGTGCGATCTTCTCAGATTGGGGACTGGACAGGATTGTTTACATTACTGCCAAACACCTATACCGTAGATGCGGCTAATGATGAAGTAACGCTTACCCTTCAGGGTAATTCAGATGATGTAATTCTGGCAGTTCCGTTTATTAAATTTGACTCCAAACTAAATGTAGGGGTAAAAGCAAACCATATTAACCGTATTGTAAACAACTCAGGCGCAACAACAACGGTAAATGAAATTGTGGTTCTGCCTGACACAATAGGGGCATTCACTGTTTATTACAACCTTGCAGGGGTATGGACTGAATTTATTTCAGGCGTTACTGAGCTTGCAATTTTGGATACAGAGGATTTGGAAATCCTTATTCAGTGTGATAGCGCAAATATTGCAGACCTAAGTACAAGGGCATTGCAGTTGGGGTACACACCCGGAGTTGTTCAGTATTATTCGTATTGGAGATTTGATGCGTTACAGGAAATCGAAGAAGTTGCGGCCGTCACATCTGATCTTTCAGTTGCGGTACTGGATTTTACATGGATAAACGGAGAAGCAGTAAGTGTTGCAGGTAGTTGTCCGGGAACACAGACGCTCGATACCTTATGTGGATGCGAAACAGCAACCGCAGAAATTCAGGTACAGATTACCAATAATGCAGCACACAGTTGTCCTGACGGAGATACCGGAATGGTACGGCTTGGTGACATGATTCACGGTTGGTATCCCTTCCTAAGTGATGATGACAGCAGCGGAGTAGTGATCGCATTCCCGGCAGTAGCTACCGATGCTGATTATGTTTTAATGCCAGCAGAGAGCAAAACAATTACATTGACAGTAACTTGCAGTACGACAGCGGGATTACACCAATTTATACTTGATATTAACCGGAAACTCTGCGAAAACGCTGCCGATATTGCAGTAGCTACATATGGTAACGGGTCAGTGATTGTAGAAACAGCGGCACTTGTGCCGGTAAGTGACACAAATGACTTCTTTGCGCTGACATTGGATGCGGTAATCCAAGGAGATGCTGCATTAGTAAGTACTCAGAATGTAGATTTTGTTTGGGCTGCACATAGTGTAACCGAAACACTAAGCACAAGCGTAATCGAGGTTCCGGCAACCGGCGATTATACATTTTTGCTCAGCCTTCAAATCCCGGATGACATTACTTCGACAGTAAGGCAGTATGCTATTTTCGTAAACGGAGTAGCTAACACGACATTCCTTGACAGTCTCTATAACTATGGAGGGACTATCTCTGAGACGCTTTCGCTCACAATCGGAGACCTTGTATCCTTTGGGGTATTCCACGACGACGCAATGAGCGCACACACACTATTTGAAACCATGAGCGTTACTGTTTACAGGGAACCATGGGCTTCACTTCCGATAGTCGAAAACGTATGCCAGATCACAATGCAATGGGTTGTCCGAAATGACGTTACATCAGTAACTCCGGATACGGTTATTGATCTTGAAAAAAACGTAGGCACTTCAACAAACCAAATAGTAACCATAGGGAATGGAGGGACTTCAAGTATTATATTGACGGGTGTTACAATACCTTCAAATCTTGCTAATGCAGGATTACAGGTGTATTTCCCGATAGCACAGACTATCGCAGTAGGGCGCACACATCAGATCCAATTTACGTATTCTCCATTAACAGTAGTTACCGCAATATCAGGGATTGTTACAATTCAAATGGACTGTGGAGATGATCTGCAAGTTCCATTCTTGTTGACAAGTCATGCCAACGTGGAAACCTGCCAGATAGTACCTACTCAAAATCAATATTTTGTAGAGGTTCCCCTTAACACAGCAACCCAATTTGCGGATACCATTCAACTTAATACAGGATCAAATTACGGTACACTTGAACTCACAAAAGGGAGTGGTGCTGACAATGTAAGTTTTGGAGAAAGCCCATTCGGGAATGAAACCATATACCGGACTTTTGTGAATGAGTTCCAATTACTCAGTGTGCCGGTTACGGTTAGTGTTACAGGTACGGCGTTACCCGATCCTTCAGTAGTTAACGCTGTAATAAATTGGGTGTTACGCAATGATGAAAACGTTATTATATGTAGCGGATCACTGACATTGACATACACTCTGACTTTAGCAAGTACCCCGGTTTGCCCTGTATCATGGCTATCAGACCTGCTTTCTGCTTACGATTTACGTCCGTCTGATTCAGGTGAACTTATTGCCTATGTAGATATTGACAGGGAGCCATCAGAGGTAAGTGAATTTGAACTTACATTTGCATTGCCTACAGGTGAAGATGTTGTAACATTCCAGACTCAACCCGTATTGGCCGGGATTACGTGGGACGAAACACATATTTCAGAAAACCCTGCATATCTTATTGCGACAGTAGATACAGAGGTGTTTGCAGATCAGCAGATTCCTGTAAAATTAACCTACATAATTCCGGGTGATATTTCACAATCTCCTGTTAACAGTACGCTTACCCTTACATCAACTTTCGCAAATCCTGCCTTTACTTGCAGCCCACAGGTAGCTACGATATATCTGAGTGTTGAGTTAACAGGTACAGCAGGAGGATACGAAACCACTTGCAGGGTTGCAACGGCAGTTGATTGCCAGACAGCAAATGTTTATGATGAAAGCAATTATGGAGCCGACGCAAACCATGACCTTGCAGATTTCACACTATATCGAAAGATCACAGTTCACAAACCGAACGGACAGGACTATGTAATGAGTACACATCAGGTGTATGATGAACTAATTGAACCCGCTTCTTCAAACGTGCTGGCGTATCCAATTACCGTTACAAGCGGTGGGATATACACAGTAACACTTGAAAGCGCACCTGCTTATAATATTGCCGGGGCGTACCTGCAAGATGATTGTGTTGTAATGGCATCCGGAAGCTCAGTGGTGTTTTACAAAAGCCTTGTGAATAATAACCTTGGCATTGAACCTGGTACAGGGGTAAATTGGGAAAGTAATTGGGAACTCATTGAAGAATTACCTTCAACTTACACCAATATTCAGTACTACGTTCAGTTCTGTGATTTAACAAGTTGCCAGAGAGACCTCGAACGGACGGTATTCTGCAATATCAAAAACCTTTGCGACAATATGATCTGCAACAACAAGTGTTTTCAGGCATATTTAAAGCTAAAAGTTGTTATCCGGTCGTTATCGGAGGCTCAAACGCTGCAATGGTATGACAAAATGGTTGAATTATACAACCTTGCTAAGTCGCTTTGTGATTGCTCCACAAATCAAAAATGTAAATAATGGACTCCAATAATATTAAAAACCAAACGCTTGTTGAAACTATTCACAAGACGGTATCCCTTGCACGACAGGACGTGCTTGGGATTAAATCAAAGTATTGTTGGGATGAAGTCATTCTAAAATACAACATGATTGAGTTATTAGAGGATACGGAGGCGGTACTTGCTACTCAAAATTGCGCTACTCAATTTCTTAATTCAACCATGGATACAAAAGTTGTGGCGCAATACCAGAGCACAATAACAAATCAGTATATCCCAATACCAGAGCAGAGTTACCGTGGCGAAATTGCCAATGCAGCACAAATGGCATTAGTAAATTCACAGTCTAAGCAGCCCGGATGGTGGTGGTCAATTACTGGCAACTTTGATTACTCAGGGGATTCGTATGTAACCGGAGACGAAATATACTGGAACACATCAGGATTTCACTTTTACGGTGGTGCTGGCAGTGGAGGATCTTCTACGTTTGAACCAACAACGTGCGAAACCGGAGTACTGGTATCAGGCGAACCCAAAATTGTTAATCATACATTGGGTCGCAGGCCGTATATGTGGCAGGCATTTAACGTAGATGGCAAAGTTGAGTTGATTGATATAGTTGTCAATCCACTTGATGTCAATGGAAGCATAATCGTAACCGTAGAAGAAGGAACATCGGACGGATACACCATTTCTTTAATTTAGTCAAGATGAAAAAAATAGCATTATTATTTGCAATACTCATACTGGCATTAGTGGGGTACGGTCAGCAAGTGGTTAACGGAAGTCTTCAGGTGAAGGGAAACCTTACCGGGAATAAGGACATTTACTTTACCAAATTCCCGGCAGTTGATACTGCAATTCTGATAACAAAATCAGGGGGTAAAGTTGACACCGTATCGGTAGCAACCCTTAAAGGAATGATGGGAATAGTTGATACTACGGTAACAATCTATGATACAACTGTCTTATTACAGGTTGATACTATTTATTCTATACAAATTAACGTTGACACCATTTATTCTATTGTAGTCCGAACGGACACGATCCATAGTTACGTTATCACCTCTGATACCATATATTCTATTGTGATTCATGCTGATACGATTTACATAGGCGGTGATACGATTACCGGGGATTTGGCTGACAGCATATTCGCAAATTACGGATCAAACTTGGTTATGCAGGACGGTTGGCGTAGAAATGATACTATAAATATTGACACCAGTTGGGCAAGACCCGGACATAATCACCCACTTGACGACCTCGAAAACGTCCTGACAACCGGAAAGACTAACCGAAGCATTTTATATTGGAACCAGTCTGCCGGGATGTGGCAGGATACATCTTGGCAGTCAGCAACGGGAACGGTAATAAGTGTGGCATTAAGCCTACCTTCTGATTTCACTATTTCAGGGTCTCCGGTAACAACATCGGGGACGCTAACGGCTGTATGGGCGAGTAAGTCAGCAAACCTTGTGTTTGCATCACCGAATGGGAGTGCGGGGACACCGTTATTCCGAAAGGGGCAACCAGAGGATATTGGCATAATTAACGGCAATATCATTATAGGTAACGGATCGAGTGTAGGGCAGTCAAGGGTAATGAGTGGGGACGTGACTATATCCGCCACAGGTGTTACGACAATCCAGCCCAATGCAGTACGTGGTACAGATATTTCACTTACGGGCGAAGTAAATGGAGACGTGATGTATTTTAATGGGACGGATTGGGTACGATTAGGAGTAGGCACATCAAACAAGGTATTGAAATCAAACGGGACATTACCATATTGGGGGAATGATTCAACGGGTGCAGGGTTAACAGCCGCCAATGGAGTTGATAACAGGCTTGCTACTTTTAGCTCTGCTACAGCATTGAATGGAGAGGCTAATCTGACATTTGACGGCACTACTGTTCAATTAACAGGCAAGCAGGCTATTTCTAATTCATCATCAGGGTATGGAATTTACGTTCAGCAGATAGGGAATAATTATGCTATGTATAGCACAACGGCACAGGCTATGCCTACTGTGTGGATTGAAAGTACTTATCCTTCTGGTGGGGCATCCGGTAACGCATTGCAGGCTACATCAGCATCGGGAATGGCTATTGACGCACAAACAGCCGCAACCACATACCCGGCTGTTAAAGGATGGGCTACCGGAGCAAGTGGGATCGGTGTTGAATCTAAAGGGTATTTCAGGTTAACAGAGCAACCCGGAGCGCAAACCAACTATGTTCAGATTGGAGTTCCTGCTATGAGTTCAGATGTGACGCTGACATTGCCGGGTACATACCCGTCTGTAAGCGGTCAGAGTTTTAGTGTGACCACAGGAGGTGTAATGAGTTATTTTACACCCGGAACGGTAACAAGTATTGCTATGACAACACCGTCAGAAATTACAACTATCGGATCACCGATAACGGGTTCGGGTACTTTTGCACTATCGTGGACATCACAGGCAGAGCGATTAGTATTTAGAAGCCCTATTTCTGGTTCAGGGACACCTGCATTTGGTAAGGTAACATCAGAGTATATTCAGCAGTCGGACGGATACATCATGGTAGGTAATTCGTCAAATGCAGCGACAGAAAGATTGGTTTCAGGGGATGCAACAATGTCAAATACTGGCGCACTTGCCATATCCGATAACGCAGTAGACGGGACAGACATTGCTTTAACCAGTCAGGTTAATGGTGATATAATGAAATTTAACGGTACGGATTGGGTTGTTGCTAAAGATACGGGCTATCTCAAAACCACAACGGATTATATGTGGGGTAACTACACTAATTCAGGATGGATAAAATCAAAATCAGGGATATATGCAGTAGGTAGTAAACTCGGAATGACAACCGCAGGAGAGACAGGGTATGTTGAATTATACGTAGATCCCGCACATACTGGCTTTCAGATATACACAATGCCCCCTGCTTACCCTGCAAGCTCAGGGTATCAGTTAACAAGTCAGACAGACGGTACGCTTTCGTGGGCGGCTTCTTCTCCCACAAGCGGCACTGTAACATCCGTAGCGACTTCATGGGGATTAACCGGAGGGACAATAACATCAACAGGGACATTGAAAGCAGATAGTTCTCAGGTAGCAACGCAATACGACATTTCAGGCTTTTTGTCTCAGGACAGTGGGTATTTAAAGACTACAGGGGATACGGGGTATGGGAATTATTCATTTACCGATACTGTTTCGGTAAGAGAAGTAGAGAGCAGGTATGGTAACTTATGGATACATCACTTACCTAAACCAGAAGCTCCGACAGCAAGTCTTAATGCAACACCCGGTAATCTTTCAGGGGAATTTTATTACAGAGTATCCTTTTTGACAGCACAGGGCGAATCTGAGTTATCAGACAATTCAAATTTATCTGACGTGGTGGCCAATGAACAGATTACCGTAGAATTTATACCCACCGGAGAGCAAGGAGTTGTTATTGGGAGAAATATTTACCGTGTGGAGGTAGGGAATTACCCTGATTTTTTGCTTATTACAACCATAAATGATAATACTACGACTACCTATAATGACAATAATATTACAGGAACGCTTCCAATCCCCTCGTTTGGCACAGCAACAGGAGGCATTTATGTTGGCAGTGATACGACGCTCGCTATGGTTATTGACGAAAAAGGTGGGCTGAATATGATAAAAGATACCAATGTTTTAAGAATGAGCCAAGCTCCATTCAGTCACGAAGATTACCCCAATACAGGATTTTCCAATCATATAATAATGGAAAAACAACTATCCGAGCTTGGGGAGAACGGTATATATATGGGAGATAGGGGGGCGAGATTCTATTCCATACAGACAAACGGAGATGATGCACGAATGGATATTATGTATTCGTCAATTAATGGATACCCATTAGACCCTGCGCAAACAGATACCGTAATACGAATAGTTGAAAACACATTGCAGTTACCAGAATTACAAACTTTATCATCTATCCGATACCTTACACAAGACCCTTCAACCAAGACCATTGGTTACGCTACCCCTACACTTGGATCAACCACTTTAGCAGGCTTAACAGACGTAAACGTAACAGGCGTAACAGATGACGACGTACTGTACTACGATGCAGCAACGGCAAAGTGGAGGGATACCACAAGTATATCGGACACCTCCGCTGCAAATACAATCTGGCGACAGGTGGGAGACGTAGCCTACCCACGTTCAGCGACCAAAATAAGTTTAGGTACAACCCGATCAGGGGCGAGAATTAGCCTTAACGGTAACGCCACATCCGACACGCTTTTTAAGATTTCAAACTCGAAAACCGGAAACGACAGTACTTTGTATATGTACTCAAACGGCGAAGTTTTAATAAACGGTACTGAAAATCAGACGGGTGTTTTAGGACTTCTCAGGGTTACAGAAAACGGTGGAGGTGTAGCGATACAAGGCGAAAGCAATGCGAGTGGAGGAGTAGGATTAGCCGGGTATGCAACAACAGGAAATGGTGTAATTGGTTCTGCCACATCAGGATATGGATTTTACTCAACAGCAACAACGGGGACAGGATTATTCTCTACGTCATCAAGTGGATGGTCTGCTGATTTACAGGGAAAGCTAAAAGTACAAGGAATCACCAAAGCCGACACCTGCAAATACGACCTGACATGGAACGAAGCAACAGGTGAAGTAAAGGCACGGCGGTATCCGGCACATTGTTTTGCTTACTATTCAAATAACACGGGGTATAATCTTACATTTTCAGTTATAGATACTTATTATCCGCTTGCGCTTGCGTTAACAAGTCTGGACGCTCAGGGATTTACGGTTGACAATGATACTGCTAAACTAACATATACAGGATTAACGGGTCATGTGAAATTTGATATTGATATGTCAGTTTCGGTATTTGATGCCTTACAAACATTAGAGGTGCAAGTATACAACGTTACTGACGCTGCGGAAGTCCCCACATCTCAATTATCAATTCAGAATGGTGGGCAATATAACCCAATACACGTAACCGCTTATGATATTAATGCAACAACCGGAGACGTATATTTAATACGTGCGAGGCAGAAATCGGGGACAGACGGTGCTTTATTTTACAGACTTTCGGCATACGCTCAGACAATCCACTACTAAGTATGCGAACAGTACTTGCTATATGCTTGCTAATAACGCTTGACACTCAGGCGCAAATTATTCAGACAAACTGGTCTGTTGATTCTCCATTTAATTGCACATATCCCCATTACAACAACGAAACGTGTTTGATTAACAGCCACGCAATAGCAATGGCGCAAGTTATTAACTACTACAACCACCCTGAATATCCGTTTCAATCGAATTGCTATCAGTCTAATGTCGGGAATCTTTGCTCAGAAGGGCTTACCATTTACTTTGATGATACGCTCCTGTTTAGTTCAACGGTATTAGAGATGGACATTGCCTGCCAGTCGAGTTACAGTCCTTATCCTTTGGCGTGGAACTGTGGACTTGTAAACGTAGATACGGTACGGAATGTATTGCGGGATTTTTATGGATACCAATGTGAAACAGATTCGGTTAATCACGTATTGCCGGAATTAAGGGACAATATAGCACTTGAACAACCATTTATTATAGAGACATACCCGTATTCAGGGGGGTGTTCCCGGTTTGTTCTTATTGATGATTATGATTGGACTACTGACAGGTGGCATTGCAATTGGGGTTGGGGTTGGTTTCATAACATAGAATGGTGGCACATAGATTCAATGTATTTTTGCGGACAGATTTACGGGAAAACGCAAACCTGTGTGTATAATATCGTACCAGACAGCATTACCGTGACCGGATACCTGATATACGATGGTACTCAGGACACGATTTCCGGCTATATCTTATACGGCAATGACACTGTATTTTCAGGGGAAACATATACTACTACAAAGCAAACGCTGTACCCTGATGCAATAACAGATGCTACATGGGGTAACTCAAACGCTGTAGATGCTATGCTTATCCTAAAACACTTTACAGGGATGCAATTATTAACAGGATTGCGAAAGGAGGCAGCCGACGTAACCAATGATATGCTTATAAATTCAGTAGATGCGCTCTATGTAGCGAAACGATTTGTCGGCCAGTTATTAACATTCCCATCTCCCGACTATATATTTGAATACAAAGAGTTGACAATGAGTGGAAATTATACTATCTTTGGACGCTGTAATGGCGATGTATCACCTTAAAAAACTAATAATTCTATGGAAAAAAAACCAATCATTACAGAGACTACTCCGGTTAAGATGCCAATGAAGCAATTTATTGCATTCTTTGTCGCTGTAATAAGCATTGTATTTGCTGCAATAACCTATCAAAACAAAGACAGAGAGGAAATTATTGCAAAAATAACCAAGAATGATGTAGAAATAGCAAAGATTAACACGAGATTATATTACATGAACCTTGTGTTATTCGGAGGCAATAAGATAGATCAGGATGCAGTGCAGCATAAACTCTTTGAACTCGAATTACAGGATATGAATATGAGAGGTGGGGCTACAGATGTAGTGAAGCCAAGTAAATTATGCCAGTAATGCCGAAAGGCGAGTATTAACCAAATAAAAACAACTATGAAAACAATGATTAAAATGCTCCTGATGTTTACCATTATAGGAGCAATTATGTTTGCAGGTGTCTCTGTGGGTGGTAAAGCACCTCCTGAAAAGGCAAAAACCGAAATTGTAGTAGATCCCAATACTGCTACTGTTACGGATACCGAAACGCCCGTAATGACCCCTGAGCCGGAGTCGACAATAGCACCTGAGCCAGAATCCAGTGCGTCTACGTGGCTTGAAAAAATTTATTTATTTCTTGGGTCTGTTATTGGGATTACAATTTTGAGATATATTTTAAGGTTTCTGCCTTCTGCTGCCAACTACGACTTTATTGGATGGGTAGTGAAGATAATTAACCTGATATACGGTGCATGGATCGAAAACAGAAAGGTTGGAGGAGGAACCTTCAAACGAAACTATTCTAAGTAGGCTGACGAGCCATAGTATGTAAAGACTTCCCTGGTGCTGACTAACCTGTAAGGAAAAGTGCAGCAGTAGCTTTCTAAACTACCGTGTATTCGTTTACACTCAGGGAGCAAAATAAAGCAAAAATTATGGTAACATCAGCACAGTGTTTAAAGAAATACGGGCAGCCAACTAATAATAATCCTTGGCTTGTCCTATGGGATGTCCCGGCAGAACTCGAAATAGGGGCTTTGCCTAATCGCCTGTATTGTAATAAAGATTTAATTGCCCCGCTTAGTCAGGCATTCAAAAACATTATTGACCGTGGCTTGATTGATGAAGTTAAAACTTTTGACGGCTGTTTTAATATCCGTAAAATAAGGGGTGCAAGCAGCATGAGTTTACATTCATGGGCTATTGCGGTTGATTTTAACGCTTCATGGAATCAGTTAGGTCAAATTCCCACAATGTCACCGGAACTTGTGGCTTGCTTTACAGATGCAGGGTTCGATTGGGGTGGTAATTTTAAACGCAGGGACGGTATGCACGTACAATTAGCAAAAATATAGCACTATGAAGAAAACCCTAATCATATTCGCATCATTACTCCTCCTGACATCCTGTGACCCCGTTAAGAGGTTGGAACGTCTTAAATCAAAGATATGTCCGTATTGTGTTACGGAAGCAGGGACTACCGATAGCGTAGCTGTATTCTACACCGACAGCCTTTGGTGGGGAGATACTACAATCATAGAAGACAATCCGTTCACAGAGATTATCGAACACGACACCACAATCTACAAAATCCTATACAAAGACAAGGTTAAAACGGTAACAAGAACCATTTTAAAGCGGTTTAACGTCTATAATCCTCCCAAAACGGTAGTTAAAAACCATATTCCCGGTTTTATGTGGGCATTTGTATTGGGATTTATTATCCTGTTAATTATTATTATCCTATGGTTCATTTTGCAGTTAAAGGGCGGAATAGGAACCGCATTAAAATACGCTAAGTCAGTATTCACCAAGAAAACATAAATACAATGGACGAAATGTTAGTTTTATCAGCAGCCACATACCTTTCCGATGCTACTGCAAAGGGCATTGTTATCGAAAAAGATAACGGGTCGGGTGTGGGTACACATCCTATAACTATTCTTGATGGCGACTGTGCGCTGTCGACGTTACTTATAGAGGACTATAAGACAACGGATGCAAGTTATCCATTTCAGGATAAAATAATGATTATCATTCATCAGGATAATCCGGTAGAGGAAATTCAGTTTGACGTACAGATGGTGTCAAATCAAAGCACATGGCAACCAGCACCGGCTGTAATGGAAGGTGAAGTAGAAGTTACACCGGAGGTTACTTCGGCAGCAGCCCTGCTTATTGCACATACCGACCTTAGTAACTGGAAAAAAAAAAGTAGTGTAGCGTACGATCTGCCCGATCCTGCAACGGCTGATCCGGGGCAGGTATTGGGTGTCGTAGATGGGGCTTACGCTTTTGTAACACCTACAACTGTTCCTGCTGTAGTGGTTCAGGAAGTAGCCCTGACAGCATCGGTAAATGATATAACATTGCCACTTGCTGTAACAGGAGACTTTTTACATCAGATATTCGAGGTATCAGGCACTCAACTAATCCCACAACCTAATGTACAGATGTACTACGATTCAGCGGATTCTTTGTGGCATATTGACCTTACAGGTGCAGAAGCAATGACAGTTAAGATTTATTACTTATACTAAAATCAACAAACAAAATGAAAAAGATATTATTAATTATTGCGCTGTTTATCAGCACATTTGCATTTTCGCAGAAAACATCCTATGTTCCGGGAAAACTTGGAGTAGGTATAAAAACCGCTACAGCTAAAGTAGAGGTTAATGGAAATGGATCATCAGATACGATGCTTGTTATCCGTAACGACAAAACAGGATCGGATTCAGTGATTGTAGTTAATTCAAAAGGGTGGTTGGGTGTAGGGACTCCTTCTCCGTTAACCGAAATGCAGGTTGCTTCATCACTAACAAGCTCACCACGTGGCATAATGTCAACGCAATATAACACGGGTACAGACGGAGCAAGATTCCATATGCGCAAAGCACGTGGAACGCTATTAGCACCCACAACGGTAGTAACGGGCGATATGTTAGGGCGTTTGGTTGCCAGTGGTTACGACGGCACAAATTACCTCGAAATGGGAGCAATTGAAATCGCCTCAACCGGAACAATCGCAGCAACCCGTGTACCAACCAAGATGTCATTCTGGACTGCCACAGATGCAGCACCTTCTGTTTTAACGGAGCGTATGACTATTTTACCGAATGGAAATGTAGGGATTGGGATGGCAAATTCTACATATATGTCCCCAAAATGTGTTATATCAGGGGCGACAAATGACTTACTTAGATTACAAAATAGCACAGCAGCAGGGTCTGTAAGGTTACAATTTGATATTTCTGCTACACAGAATGTGTTTGCTCAAATTGAAGCAACAAGAACAAATAGGGCTGGAAGTGGGGATACCGATTTGAAATTTTACACATATACAGGCGGGGCTTTATCTGAAAAATTAAGAATACGGGATGACGGATTAGTCGGCATCGGCACCACCCTTCCTGCCACTCGCATCCATTCAGCCTCTACGATCACAACCTCCCCTCGTGGCATAACGAGCAGCCAGCACAATGATGGGACAGAGGGGGCAATCATTAACCTCAGTAAGTCTTATGGAACGAATGCAGTCCCTACTGTCATCACCACAGGAGCGGACTTAGGGGAGATCAGGGCACAGGGGTATGATGGAACCAACTATTTGGATATGGGGGCTATCAAAGTTACCTCCACCGGAACAATCGCTGCAACCCGTGTACCAACAAAGATGTCATTTTGGACTGCCACAGATGCAGCACCTTCTGTTTTAACGGAAAGGATGACGATTTTGCCAAGTGGGTATGTGGGGATCGGGACAAATAACCCTATTGTACAATTAGATGTAAGATTAGGTACGATTTTTGGCTATAGAGTTACTGGAAATAGAGGACTATTTTCAGGAAGTGAATCTGCAACAATTTTACAAGCAGTGCAATATTCAACTGGTAATGTGTTTGAATTTGGAGGAGGCGGTGTTGTTTCTGGTGTAATAAATAATTCTGGTAATTTAGGATTAGGTACTATTCTCCCCGCCACTCGTCTCCACGCCTCTTCCACTCTCACCACTTCACCTCGTGGCATAACATCAAGCCAGCACAATGATGGGACAGAGGGGGCAATCATTAACCTCAGTAAGTCTTATGGAACGAATGCAGCCCCGACAGTAATCACTACTGGGGCTGATTTAGGAGAAATCCGGGCACAGGGGTATGATGGAACCAACTATTTGGATATGGGGGCTATCAAAGTTACCTCCACTGGCACAATCGCAGCAACCCGTGTACCAACAAAGATGTCATTTTGGACTGCCACGGATGCAGCACCTTCTGTTTTGACGGAAAGGATGACCATTCTATCGAATGGTAATGTGGGGATTGGTATAACACCTATTGATAAATTTCACATTAAAGGAGGAACAATATTTGAGGCTACTGCAACGAATAGTAAAGGATCATTTGGTGTTGATGCTGGTGGTGCATATTTGGGGAGTTATAGTAATGTGCCATTTCGATTTTTAATAGCAAATGGATCATTAGCACCAATTGTAATAGGTATAAATGGAGACGTTGGAATTGGAAATAATATTACAAACTTTACAACAATGGCTGGGGCTTCTGCTATTATTAAAGCTACTGGATATGTTGGGTTTGGGACACTATCCCCCACCAACCTCCTTTCCTTTTCGGGTCAGACCGCCTTCAAAGTTTGGGGAGAACGCAACACCACCGCCAACACGGCAGGGGTAAACATGACAGTCGAAGCTCCGGGTGCAACCCTTGCAGCTACTGATAAAAATGGTGGTGACTTATTGTTGGTATCAGGACTGGCAACAGGCACGGGTAAATCAGATGCAATTATACAAACGGTAACGAATTCTACAACAGGAACAACTACCAACACAGCATCAAACAAATTACAGGTTTTGGGGCGGTCATTGGTTGACAACACCCAAGCAGGGACGGACTACGACGCAGGAAGTTACATTGACATCACTCCCGGAACATCAGGAGGTATGATCCAGTTAATGATCGGTGACGCTCAGGAATACGTTTGGGCTATTTTCACCAGTGCAGCAGTAGTAACTTTAATAACAAACTCTGCCAACGTGGTTAACACGAATACAGATGCTAAATTCTGCATTGTGGACAACGGGGCAACGGTAAGGATTAGTAACGCTTTAGGAGCTACTTTGACAATGACAGGGACTATAATTTACAACCAGTAAATCTATTTATTCACCCTTTAATTTTCTTACTATGTTAATAGTGAGTGCAAGAGTTGTCTCTACTAATATGGGTAGTGGCATAGCAGAACTACCTGTCTGGGAAGACGTAAAAGACGATCAGGTAGAAACAAAAAGACAGGAAATCAAAGATATAGCGACTTCCTGCCTTTTGGAGATGAAACGAATCACATCTCAGGATGAAATAGAGGTTTATTTCAATACACTATAACACCCGTCTCTGCTATATTCGTCATTAAGGGTTCTGTTATACAGGAATAACTGATCTTCTTCAAAGAATTTCGGGATAGCTCTGTCTAATGCCCTGAGAAGGTTTATTTTGTCAATGTCGTAGATTTTCATGCCAATCATGTCACCAAACTCCCACTTTTGGTGGCAGTCCCAGCATATCAGGTCAATATTTAATTCAATGTACCGGATCTTCTTATACGTTTTCTTAACCAGTACATGGGAGAAATTATGTTTGCGCCAGGGAGGGTGAATTACGTGCTTACATTCAGCACACCTTCTGACTTTGTTACCTTCGTTATCGAATTCAAACCGCTTATTCCAGATTGTTTCTGCAATCTGAATGTCAAAAACGTGCCTTTGCCGATCAATCTGAAGGGGGGTAAGGTCTGACTTCGTTTTTTTAACGACAGGCTTCTTGCGCTTTATTGGAGTGCGTTTAAGGGGTTTCCGTCTGCGTATCATTTTGGTTTCCCTTCAATCCACTCTATCAACCTGAAGCAATTCAAGAATTTTCCTATTGTATGTCTCAGGATGGGTTTTCCCGGCATATCTTCGTTACTATACAAAATAGAGTTTTTTGTAACTTCAATAATCCTTGTTTTAAATGGACGGGAGTAAAGGGGTTCTGATTCTTGCACAATAAGTATATTCCCTTCTTTAAGGTGTTCTTCTTTAAATTCCATGGGTTTTTATTTTAAAGTATTAACGATTATTTTTCTCAATCCATTCCATAAAGCCCTCAAAGGTTGGGGTTTTGTGTACCCATCTTTTGGCTGGGATAGGCGCCATTAATGTAGAGCTACACCCTCCGCCCGGATGGATAGTTATTTGATTGTGGTCTTTATATACCGTTTGGAGTGTGCTATCATTGTAGCATTCTGCTTTGTACTGCCTATAAAGCCTCACTAAGGACTGAGAAAAGATATTATCAAGGGTGCCTTCTCCGCTCTTATTTGAGTTAGTAACAATTGTTATATTCCTGATTGTATCGTATTGGGAATGAGTAACAACCGTCTTTTGTCCTGATGTTATCGTATCTATTTCGGGACTACAAATTTTATTTAACGTCAATTTTTGATCCGGTGGGATCGGGTATCCAAATATATAGTTCTTTGAGTCTCGTATAATTAACTGAGACCCAACTGTGTTTACCGAATCGCTTATCTTGCTGCCAATGCCTATTTTAGTTTTAATCGGTATTGACATACTATCAATTACAACACTGGCAATATCCCCGGTTTCGTCATTCGCTGCCTCATTGCAAAAATCAAATGCCTCAACCCTGTTGGTAAAAATAGCACTATCACATGATAGTTCGGCATGACAATGAAACACCAAACAACAACCATAGTTGGATGACTTCCTGCCAAATTTGTCTTTTTTTACAGCATCAGGACATGGATCTTGTACAAGATGTCTAACGCAATACTTGACAGTATAGGTGGTTTTTGGTTTAGGTTGCACCTGTCCCATTGCGAACAATGGCATTAACATAATAATAAGTAGTGCTTTCATACCTTCTCCTTTCCACAGGGTTTACCGTCCAATAGCCAGTACTTAACAAGGGTTTCGCTCGATACAATCATCTTACCACATTCAACACAACCATTTCCCCACGTCCCGGTAATAATGCAAACCCTGTCAGGATTTGATGAATTGACAATAGTTTTCCCGACAAGGGTTTTTAGTTCGCTGTTATCGAACGGGATTAGTTCGGGTTCGGGTTTACCTATATCATCCCAAGCATCACAATTATAACAAACCTTATCCTGGTCTTCCTTTTGCTTCCACTTCAAAGGTAGGTCATTGGGTAAAAGTGCGTTGTATTTGCAGCCTTCGCAGTCCGTTGTGGTGTCGTTGATATTCCAATTTGCGCACCCGTAACAGGTCTCTTCCTTTTGCTGCCGTTCCGCTATCATTCGGTTGATTTCGGCTTTGTATTGCTTTGCTTTAGCAACCATATTAGAGAATTTTTGTTTGGCATAATCTTCGAGTTCCTGCGGCTTACCGTATAGGTTCTTTAAATACGTTTTAAAGGTATTGTCCCATTCAGGAGTTTTTATCTTGTGGTCGTTTGCGAAAGCACTTAGGTCTTCATTAAATAACCATGGTTTACTATGTACTTCTTTTGTCTTAGTAATCTCAATATTAAGCCGGTTAATCGTTACACGTTGTTCTTCAACAACACAGGTTAATTTACTTACTTCACCCAAAAAGTCATTAAGTAACCTTTTATGTATTTTTGCCTGATCTGATAGTAATTTGCAGTCTTTTTCAAGTTCCTTTTTTGTCTTAAACTCGGTTTCATAGAGGGAGGTTAGCCGGACTATTTCGGCTTCCAACTTTTCGATCTTTTCGTTTTTGTACTGGTAACTGGTTTTAAATTCTTTTGCCATGGTGTCTTAAAATTAAGTGTTGTATAACGGTACAATATTACAACATTGAAATACCGTTGTCAAGTTATTATTCATCTTTTTTTATTAATCGGTTTAATTTCACGCTATCAATAGAGTCAATAGTCATATCCGCTATCTGTTTCCGGAGTTCTTCACGCTCCATAACAGCGTTTTTATACATTTGGATTAATCGTTTCTTCCCAAATTTGCTTAACATTCGGTCGTACTCAGTACCGTGGTTATCCTTATAGTTAGCCATGATCCACTCCGTTTAAAAGCTCCTTATCCTTCCGCTGCGATTCAATAACTGCTTCCGCGTAATCCTTATCTACGTACTGCCACTTTACTACATAGATACTATACCAAACCTCTTTAGGGAATGTCTTTCTGAGTATTGTCATTGCGTTTTCAATGTCTTTTGCAGCCATTACCACACGGGTTGGTTTGCGCTGTCTTGGTGCTTTGTGATAGAGTTCGATAAATGTGTCCATGTCAGTTTGTTATGTTGTTTATTTAAAGTTTTAATCGAATAGCGCATACTGAACTTGCGTCTATCGACACGTTACCTGCAAGGCTACGACCGTGCATAATTGACAAATTCCTCACCTCTATCACAGAAAGATTTTATCATTGAACAAACCAAGCCAAAAGACATTCCTGAATGACCTTGATTTTCAATAAGCGGTTTTACTTCTTCAACCGTTTTGCCGTTATTCAACTGTTCAACTATTTCAAGGCAGTTACCTAATTCCATTCCTTGATACAAATCATCAAGTCTAATAGGAACACATTTAGCCCATAATTCACAATACTTTTCGTCTAAAATGGTATTGCCTTTTTCAATCCATTCTTTTGTAAGTTTGGGAATAGCTTCTTTGTGCTTTCTTTGTTGTTCCTCGTATTCTTCGTGTCTAATTCTTTCGGCTTCGTCACATTCTTCTTTTGTTTTGCCTGTAATCTTTACATAAGCTGAATCTACATCGTCAATGTCAGAATACAACATTTGACCATTAAATGAGCCACACACTAATTCGTTATGGCTTTTCAGTTCTTTTACTGCTGATTCGATATTTCCGAACCCAAATTCAATTTCTTTGTACTTATTCATTTTGTTATTTTTAAAGTTCCTACTGATAAACCGAGCCAGCCAGTAACACGTGCTATAAGCAAGTTTGCCGCAGGCGCAACACAAACCTGCTCATAGCACCAACGTTATTCCCACCCTTTAATAATGTGTTTCAGGTTAGCGTTTTTCCCAAACCATGCAGCATCAATAAGGGTAAATGGATACTCAGGGTAGTATTTCTTAAATCGTTTGATTTTAGTAGCGGATTTTGCATCCATATAGCCTTTAACTTCAATTACCTCCACTACTCCCTTTCGGGTTATCAGGAAATCGGGTTTATAGTTCGTAGTGCCTCTTTTGATATTCTCAAAGTAGAACGTAGAGGGTTCGTGTTCCCACTTTTCAATATTCCCGTGTTCCTGTAAGAACTGAAGGTAACGGGCGAAATTAGCCTCCCATTTGCTACGATAAAACTTCTTTACACCACCGATTTCACGCCATGCCTGGTCCCTTACCCTTACATGAGGTTGTTTTTTATCCGGTTTTGGCGCATCAACGCCAAGTTTACTTAGTTGCTCCCTGCTTAGTTTTAGTATCGCCATCTTTTTTGCGTTTGGATCGGTTTATATATGCTTGTTTGCGCATAGCTTGGAATTTCTGTCGGTTACTTGGCATGAGGTCAAGTAGTGCTTTTGATACGCTTGCATACATTGATTTGTCAAAATACTCCGCAATAATCTTTGCGAATGCTTTATCTGAGAAGAAGTCAAGGAGTACGTCAACAACGGTGTCTTGGATAACCCGTTTCAGTCCATCTGCTGACATATCGTTAACGTACTCGATCTTGGCTCCTATCCGTGCGTATTTTGTGTATGAATCCAATAGTTTTGTAAATAAAACCCTGTAACTGAGAATCGTTTTCAGGTCTGCTGCCATTTCATCTACCCGATATGCAGCATAATTATTATGCCTTAACAAGTATATAGCCACGGGCTTGTTTTTGTTTGCAGGTTTGGACTTTCCTGTTGAGAGAAAATCGGCAAATTCCTGAAACTGAAAATCAGTTGGAATTTTATCTATTTTGCGGATTGACATTTCTTAATTCTGTGGGTTATGATTTTTCTCCGGTGGTCAAATCTGCGTACTTCTGCTAAAAATTCCATTTCAAGCCTCCTGATTACTTCCTTGTGAACATTTTTTGTGTTCAGTAAGTCGTAAATTACAGATGTGCTGTGCATTATTGTAGCATGGTCTCCGATTCCCTTGCGCTCCATCTCCATATAGCACTTAATAAGCAAGTGGTAAAAGTACCTTGCGCTGTGCCGGGCAAGCATATCAGGTGTCCTTCTTGATTTTGACATAGCCTTATCAGTCGTAGTACCAAATGCCCTGCTGCAAATAGTGAAAATTGGTATTCGCTCTTTACCTGTCTGCATACAGATCAGGTCAGTAGGGACTTTGTACGGGAATGTGTCGGGGCGCATCATATCAGAACGGCAATCCCTCTTCATCTGGTGGTGGCGGATTTTGGGTAAAACCCTCATCATCTGGTGGTGGCGGACTCATTTCCTTGCCTTTTGGTTCTGCCTCTTCAATTTTTGTCATTCCAAAGGCATTCAGGTTGATGTAAGAGTTGTCACCGGCTTCTGACATACGCCCTGAGATTCCAAAGCTGATTACAACACGGTCTCCAACCGATGTCCCTTCAACCTTTTTCATAAACATATTTCGGAACTGGAACTTGGGATATTCCTTCCACTTTGCGTCTCCTGTTTCAAGGATTACTTCAACGAGTTCTGTTTTTTCGCCAAAGGTTTTGGGATCTGAAATCATTTTCACATTCCCGATCATTTCATAGGTTTGTTTCATTGCGTTTTATTTTAAGTGTTAGTGAGGAAATCTTTTAATATAGTCTTAGCTGCCTTATATGCAAATACCATTAATACCATTCCGTTACCCTGTTTCTTGCTCTTAATAATGTCATCTACACTTCCAAGCATTCCTTGTACTAAGTGATGCATTGTCTTCGTGTCGTCTGTGTGTGTGCTGCCAATAGAAGTAAAGTGGATTTTATCTCTCACTCCAATCATAAAATAAGCGTCACACGATTCCATTTGGTCGATTATTTCTTTTTCTATTTTCATTGTTTTATAGGTGTTAGTGGGTTTAGATATTGCTTAAATTATCAAGACAAGATTTTAAGCGATCAATGCGTTCAGTTAATTCTGTGATCTGTTTTTCACGTTGCCGGAAAAACAATTCTTTAATCTTAACCAGTACCTCATTTTGTACTTCTGGGTCAAACCTGTCAATCATTTCATTTGCAAATTGCATTGCTACTGATAGGTGCTCTGGTTGTGCTGCTGCTGCTGCTCTTAATTCATTCATTGTGTTATAGGTGTTAATGGGTGAATAATACTTTCTTGCTGCATTTTACCTTCTCCAAGCAGGTACAGACCATCATTGATCTGCCCTGCGAGTTGAATACTTTTAAGGATTAGGACGTTGTTACCCCACTTTGAGTTCACCTGAAACGTGATACTGTTTTCAAGTACTGTATCAGGGGCTGCGAGTGTTACACTTAACTGACCGGCTTCAACACTGAATGCAGCCTGATAACCGGGTTCAATAAGTGCCAACTCAACAGCAACTTTGTAAAAGTAGATGTACTTACACGGTTTTCCCTTATGGTTCCCGCTTGTTACGTTTACCACCGGGGTAGTGTAGCCACGTTTTGTCCTTTTAATCCTTAGCGTTGTCATACTATACGATTGATTCTGAGTTTTCTTCTGAGTAATCCTCAACAACTTTGCCACCTTTAAGCAAAATTGTGTGTTTTCCCGTTACTTTTTCCGTGCCAACCATTTCAATCAATACCTGGAAGCCTTGTTTTGTAAGGTAGTTAATAATAACCTCACGGTTTTCGTCATCCAAATCGTTAAAGTCCTGTAAAAATACAAACTTTAAGTCAGGATTCAAAGCAGCCTGAATGACCGGGATTAACTTTACGATTTCTCCTGAAGAGAAGTGCATTGGAGAGATAGGGCGGTCTCTGAATAGTAATTCTCCGTCCTCATTGATAGATAATTCAGGGAGTGGTAGTTTGTGCTTCTGAATATACTCAGTGCGTTTAGCGGCTTTATCTTTACCCTTAGTAAGTAAATCAGCAATTTGCTTTTCAGCTTCGGCTTTTTGACTCAAAAGGTTTGATACCGATGCGTACTTTTGCACCTCTGCGTTGTTAGCGATAGCGGTGTCAAGTTCTGTGTCGTAAACACTGGTGTCAGCCGGCTGAATTTCGGTGTATTCAGGGACATCAATAAGCGTGAGGGGTTCGGGGATAGTTTTTAGTTTATCCTCCGCTTCTGCTAATTCGGTTTTTAGTTTTGCAATGGTGATTTCTATTGCAATTCTTGCCGCCCGATTGGTTTCCTGAATAGAATTGTGTTGCAAGGTGTTTGCCCGGATTTCGTCCTCTGCTTTGCGGTGCGCTTCGTATGCCTTACGATTCTGCTCTTCAACGTCGGCTTTCTTTTTACGGATAGACTCAATGTCAATAACAACTGGCAGGTTTTCCGGTACACCATTCGGGCAGGTCATAGCGATACTTTCGGTAATGGTTTTTAAAGTATTCCTTTTAGTACTCAGGTCGCTTCTCAGGGATTTAAGCTCAGTATCGTATTCACTGGTATCAATACCGAGTGCAAGTGCCTGTTCTTTTGCTGACATACGGGTAAATGCCTTTGGGTTAATCAAAAACAGGTTGAACAGTTCATCCAACCAACTCTGACCAAGTTCCATTCCTTCGGGAGCCTGAAAGGTGAGAATCGTGGTGTCCTTGGTTATTTTTCGGAACACTTTGATTTCACAATCCAGTTTTTCGTCGTACATAGTAAGTTCAATAGTAGCGGTGCTACCGTAATCTCCGATAAACCGGAAACGTTCCCCGATAAGAGCTTTCTTGCTTTTTTCAGCAATGCCCTGAAACAATGCCCATAAAGCAGTAAGTCCGACTGTTGATTTCCCCGATCCGTTCTTTCCGATCATGTAGGTTACATTGGGGTCGAATGATACTTCGACTTCCTGAAACACAAAGTTTTTTAATTTAAGATTTGTTAATTTCATTTTTTGGTTAGTTATTAGGGTTAAGTTCTCGTTCTTTCTTTAAAACAATATTCTTTAGTATTTTCATGGTTGTATCACTGACTCCATGTCTGTCTGCTTCAATAATTTTACCTTCTCCCTCGTATGTAGTCATTATTATCCTGATATTTTCTGTTGTTTTATAAGGTACGCATGGGATATGTGATACAAAAAGCTCAAATGGTTTGTAGCGTATTTTGTGGTAAAATCCTTTATCTGTACCCGAATACAGTACTTCGTGGAATACAGTATCCTCTTTCGTGATAGTATTGAACACTTTACTATCGAGTGCGGTGTCGAATGCAGGGATGGCGTGTTCTTTTTCGTGTTTTCTCACTGAATTTGGGATAAGCACGAATATCAACATTGGAACACCAATTATTAGCCCGAAAGCAAACCCTAATACTCGTCTGTCAAAAGCTGTAAAAAAGCTACTCTTTGTTTTCATGGTTGGTTGGATTTTTTAATGTCGTAATTACTCCTTATTTTAAATTCATCCGGTGTTATCTTATCAAGCTGCCTCTTGAGGGCGAATGCTTTACTTTCAAGTTCAGCCATTTTCATTTTGAATGATCTGCGGTACTCGTTTACGTATTCGTTTTCAAGTACAGCAGCCCATTCAGCACAATCCTGTATCAGAAAGTTCATTTCCTGTAACTGACCGACAAGGTCTGTCGGTGGTTCGTAAGTATGTTCTCTGCGCCTTGTCATTAGTGTTTTAGTGGTTTAAATATTAGGCATGATCCTAAAATAATATCCAGAGAAGCAGCGTTTCTAATACAACCACGAAATAACAATCCTCCGTATTGGGTTGTATCTCCCGCAATTGATAGTATCCACTCATGTTGAAAATAATCATTCGGGACTACACTTAGCATTATTGAATTGTAATTATGAATACTACTGCCTTGTATTTCTTTTAAAAAATAGCTGGTGCAAACTTCTTCATTATCAATATTCTGTATCGTACACCATATAAATCCCCATTCCTGAAGGAGTGCGTAGTCTATTAAATGTTTCACTTTTCCTCCTTGACTTCTTCATAATCAGTTAATTCATCTGGCTTTGGAGGCAGTGCCTTTATGGTATTCACTTTTTCATCAGTAAGCATCCCCAATTGTAGGATATTGTTCCCTGCTGACAGGTAGTTCTTTACTACCTCTATACTTTCCTGTGAAATATTAGGAACCAGTGTTACAACAGGGAACAATAAAGTACTGCCAGGATTCTGTGATTTCACCTTCCTTACACAAAGGTCAAACGGTACATTAACAACCGTTCCAAGCCTTTCAAGGATCGTATCAAAGGTATTCCGGATCTGAGGGATACTGCTTTTATCTCCCTTTGTGCTGAATGTCCATAGTCCAAGTACACCAGAAATTGCAGGAATGATAAAGTTAAGGGTAAGAACGATATTCCATTTAATCCCCTTCTCTTTTGAATAGGCTTCCGCCTTGTCCTTATCGACAATAACATACTCTTTGCCGTTCCAAAGGTGGGTGGTTCTGCCGTCTCCATACCCTGCACGTCTGCCTTGAGAGTCCCTGCCGTCCCATTCTTCCAAACAGGATAGCGTGGGTTCGTCTGACATGAATACTATTTTGATGTTCGTAGGCTTATCACCATACACCTCTTTGAACTTCTGAGCGTAGTCTCCTGTTGCCCTAAAATAGTCAAGGCTGACAGGGCGTTCCCCGGTTTGTCCGGGTACTTTCTGCCCTATCTTTATTTTTCCTATGCGTCCCAATCCGGCAGCAGGCTTACTGCTTTCCGGACGAATGATTCTTCCCGATGACATCTTTGAGTTGTTTTATAGTGATTACTTCTTCCCAGCAGTATTCCTTTTCAAGGTCAAGGATACCTGAGAATGACAGGATATTACGCAATGCCGGATCAGATTTCTGTTTATCCCGGAATATAGTGATGTATGCAGGCAGGATTTCCGGCAAATGCTTTCCGGTCTGCTCCCTGAAATTGTAATCAGGGTTTGTTTCCCAATCTTTCGGAGACCAGTTATACAACCTGATGGGTGTGTCTTTGTACTGCGGGAACGTTTCTTTTACCAGATGTTCATACATCTCAAGCTGAATTTCATGGCTTTCATAGAAGCTCCCTGAGCGATTTGATTTGTAATCAATGAGTGCCAGTACCCGGATCGGCTTCTTTGTTTCCTTTGGTTCGCCTTTTTTGTCGCCTGTTTTGTACTCCTCTCCCCAATACCCTTTCTCTTCAATGGTAATTTCGGCAAGCAGGTCGCAAGTCCCGGCAATACCAAAAGCATCTGACTTCATTGGAGCTTCAATCAGGATAGGCTTAATTTCGTACTCTTTCACAAACCGACTGAATGCTGTAAGGTCGTGCTGAATGTCGTACGCCCATCCTTTTTCAATAGGGATTTCGTTTTTATTGCAGTACTCCACAACAAGCATTGGTAACTGGTCAAGGTCAAATGCCTTGTCAATCAGAAATCTTGTCAATACAGTGTGCATCATACTCCCATACAGTGCCTTATTATTCATATAGGCTTCTGCTGCTGCCCTGCCCATATTCTCTCTCCAAATAGCCAACTGGTCGGCTTCTTTCATTACGGCATGAAGCAGAGTGGTTACTCCGGCATAGAACTTTATTACTGACCCACTATCTGTTATTTCATGTGAGTAATACATTCGCTTACCCATGTGATTCAACTGATACAGTTGATAGGGAGGTAGCTGAATTGCATCTGCATCAAAGTACAGTGCCTTAACTTGTTCGGGTGTTAGTTGGTTCATAAAATTAGTGTTTATAGATTAATCTTTCTGCAATTGTGTAGCCAATTGCCTTAACGCTCTGATGTATTATGGCGTCGACAAGCCTGTATTTAAAGGATTGGTTTGCGTCGCTGTTTTTCGATGCTTGCCCTATGCAAATCAATATACTACTCCCTGTTCGTGTTAAGTGATAGCCATCACGAGTCCAGGCGAAAAAACTTGACGATCCCGGAAACGCTTCACCGTTTTCCCTTAATCCGCCTTTCCACTTATTACCACCACATAAATTTATATCCCAAAATTCAGGGTTAGCGTTAGGGAATACACGAAAAAACGCCTTTTTATCATACCGTATCATTTCGGTTGTGCAGTCGAGTAGCCCGTCTGCAAAGAAGCAGGCTAATGAGTATTTGTTATCACTCAGGTATTGTTTGCTTACATTGGTAATTGAATACAAAACAGAAGGTGAAATATTAAACTCTATTTGTTTTGGCGTAACCGTGTCAGAGTAGTTAATACCTCTGGTTTGCCCGGAAACAACTCCGGCAAAGAGAGCGCAACAAAGGAGCGCAAAGATGAATTTAGTCAGGAATGATTTCATGGTTTGATTTGCTTAATCGTTATTATAGATGTTTTTACCACCTCGGATGGAAAGTAAGTGTCTCCTCCATTATGTGGTATTTTAAAATAGTCTGTCTTGTCAGATATAGCAAGTTCAATCATTTTGACAAGTGTGGCAAGTTCTTCATCAGAGACTTCCCTTATATCGCTTTGGTAGGGTTTGCCTGAGCCAAAGGATGTTACTAATGTAATTATTATTTTTTTCATAGTGTATTAGTAGTTATTGCTTATAGAAAGCGGCATAATGTAACCATAATGAGAATTCTTACTCGTTATTGATGTACATTTAATTGCGTGCCTGTTTGTTTTGAAGTTTAGGATTACTCCGCTCTCGCCTATACATTTTGATAATCTTTGCAGCAAACCGGCATGGATACAGATTTCATCAACCTGTTCTTTGTCGATTTTTGAATTTACGGCTTTTAGCATCCATTGTGTAATTGATTCTCCTTCTGATTTATTCCATTCAGCCGAATCTCTCAGTGCGTATGTGCATTTGTATTCAGGCACGTAAATCCCCTCCGGTGTTACCCGTACCATCTTTCTATAAAATTGGGCAAACTGATCTTTGTGAATAGACTTACCATTGAGTAATTTAATCTCCTCGTGGGTTAAATCAAATTCGTGTAGGTAGCAGCACGCAATAATGTGTGCATCCGTACCGTATGCCCATCCGTCTGCAAAATGGATATACATAAGAGCTTCCCGCAATTGATCATCGCTGCATGCTAAATGGATCGGAGTTTTGAATGTGGGACGTGAGGCTTTTGGTCTTCTTGTTTTCATTGTTTCTTGTTTTTGCGTTCTTTATATTCTTCCGGTGATTCAATTTTAACATTCAGATATTCTGAACCAAGCTGTATGCAGGACTGAATAAAGCTTGTCATTTCGTCTTTATCTGCATCTGCAAGGCTGCGGGGTGATAGGATTATTTCTCCTGTTAACTCATTTGTGATCTGCTTTGAGAAAAAGAGTTTTTTCATTTCCCGCTTTGCGTCCTCCCAATCAAAGCCCTGCCAGCCTGCGTCCCTGTACCCTTGTGCGATCTTTTGGAATACTTCTGCGTGTAGGTATCCAAACTGTGCGTAATTCGCTTTAAAATCGAGGATTTTGAGTTCTCCATACATTTCAAAGCTGTCGTTTTCTCCCTTGAATCGTTCTGTTAGCTGTTGGATCAGGCTGTCGTAGTTATTTAGGTATAACTTAGCCTGACCGGCTACCTTTTTATACAGTATATGGATATGGTATTTCATTTGTTAAAGAAATTACCGAATGTGCTTCCCCCATACTCATTGCGAGTAAGTGTTATTATTTCGGATATGCTGTATTTTGGCTTCTTCTTTTCGAGCCTGTTTTTTACAAAGTCTTTAGTACCAAATGAGCAAGCACCAGTAATAACTCTGTAACACATAATTCCTTCTTCAAAAGTAAGTATGTCGGAGAGTTTTAAGTGTTTGTAATCGGACTTGTTTTTGTCACTGATCTTATACATCAAGTCGTCTTTGGCTTCTTTTAATGTTTCTCCATGCGCAAACTTTTTACCATCTGTGATTAAGTAGAAGGTGTCCTTTTTTGCTATCTTTTTCACACGATATACGTTGCTTTTGTGCGAAACAACTTCTGTGAACATTCCATCAGCTTTTACGTATTTCCCGTTTTGCCATGAAAATAAAAACCCTGATGGTAATTTTTTATGTTTTGAGGTGAGGCTACTCAAATATAAATCGCCAGCCACGGTAGGATTGAAACCTTCTGGGATTGAGGTGAGGCTACTCAAATCTAAAGAGCCACCCACGGTAGGATTAAACCCTTCTGGTATCGAGGTCAGTCCGCTTAAATCTAAGCCACCACCTACTGTTGGATTAAACCCTTCTGGTATCGAGGTCAGTCCGCTTAAATCTAAGCCACCACCTACTGTTGGATTAAACCCTTCTGGTATCGAGGTCAGTCCGCTTAAATACAAGCCACCACCTACTGTTGGATTAAACCCTTCTGGTATCGAGGTCAGTCCTCTTAAATACAAGCCACCACCTACTGTTGGATTAAACCCTTCTGGTATCGAGGTCAGTCCGCTTAAATACAAGCCACCACCTACTGTTGGATTAAACCCTTCTGGTATCGAGGTCAGTCCTCTTAAATCTAAGTCACCACCTACTGTTGGATTAAACCCTTCTGGTATCGAGGTCAGTCCGCTTAAATACAAGCCACCACCTACTGTGTCAATACCGCCGTATTGACTCCCTGTAATACCGATTCTCTTACAAAATTCTTTAATCTTTGCTTTCATTATCTATAGTTTTTAGTTTATTGTTTTCAAATCAACAAGACACAAATACCACTCCCTGTCAACTTTAACAAGGTAGTTAATCATATTATCTTCATAGTCCTGAATTTTGCTCTGAGGGATTACATCAAATGCAATTCGTCTTTCAGTTCTATATCCGCCATATCCCAAATAGGGTTTCAATACCCGTTCATACCGGAGTACTCCCTTGCGGATTCTCCCAATTAAGATGTGGTCAACTGTAATCGCCTTAAACCTTTTCTTGTACTCATATTTAAGACTGACTATATTCAGCTTTAAATTAGCAGTCGGAGGGGTCTCCGAAATATCCGTTTTCAATTCTTTTCCCATGTCGCAAATGTAATACATTAATAAAGTGAAGTCAAGTGAAGTTAATAAAAAGTTATTAACAAGCGAACTACAACGCTGTTATTAAATCGGAGTTAAACCAGCCGTCTCCGCATATTTCAGAAACAATACCGTCCGGGTGAACAATGTACTGTTCTTTCGTGTCTCCTGTCTTGTGTCGGATCAGCACGTTTTCATTTGCCAGCCCTGGCTTTACCTTGCATGATAGGATGACCGTTGTCAGAAATATCTTTACTCCTGTAATAAAACCGTCTGTTTCCCGGTTAATAGACTTAGATATTCTGACGGCCTTCTTGATTGCTGTAATAAATTCAGGCGTTACCATAAATGCTATGGCTCCATCGCATGAATTGACGTATAAAGTAGATTTGCAGCCCATGTTAGTTAATTTGATGCTTGGTTAATACTGTATCAACTACCGGGCGACCAATTAAGGATAGCTTTCTTACATCTGCCTTTGCCTTTATACAATACACTCCCCAAAAATAATTCATGGTTAGTTGTGTTTGCGCCTCGTCGAGTGCTAAATCAATAGATTCAGCTTCAATGATTGTTAGTGGGATCTGTGCCGTGCCTTTTATGGCTAATATCTCTATTTTCATGTCGGTATGCAATTACTTATTCCAACCTAATTTTAATAGAGTTTCCCATTCTTGAACGGTATAAAGACCGTATTGTCTCCGTGCTTCATCTTTACTGATTCCCAGCTTTTCCTCTGCTATTTCTAAGAACCTGCTGTATAGGGTGCATGGAGGCAAAGATGCTTGGTGATGTCTGTAGTGGTCAAATGTTTTGTCTAACATTCTATTGTGTCTTTCTGATTTAGTGAGTCCCATGATATTTATAGGTTTTTAATGTTATTTAAATATTGAAATTACTATGGTGGCTACTATCAGGATCATTGCAATGATCTCGATTATGTCTGCTGTCTTACTGTGCATTTGATTTCTCATACAGGATATTTATGATAAACGATTACAATTCCTTTGAATGATCTTAGCAGGAAGGTAGGTTTTGCCCAGCGTTTGCGGATTTCTTTAATCCTGCGCTTGTCAGTTTCAGACTGTCCTACATATCCTATTTCTTTATAGTGATAGTAGCATCTCCCGGCACTATTATACACAAAATTAGGGTATTTTGTTGGTGTTTCCATGCTCTAAATATATTAAGTTAATGATTTGCTGTTCAATTTCGGCTAACTGCTTATACAGTTTCTTGTCATGCTTTTTAAGGTCAAAATCCATCAGGATAGATGTTGCAATGTCAATTCTCCGGTTTAATAGTTCACTCAGCAAGTGCCGGTCAAACCCATACCGTATTTTATATAGTCGGGTGTAGTCCCTTATTGTCGCTATATGATCCATCAGTGTACCATTTTAACTACGGTTTTTATCAGCTTAGAATTATTTAACCACCTTCGTTTGTGGTATGCTGCCAGTTTCTTAGCATGGCTTAGGCTTTCGGCTGTAAGGCTTGCCTCGTCTATTACTTCATGCCTCTGGTTGAAGTACTGAACTATGTAGGTTTTCATTTCAGCCTGAGTATTAGATGGTGGCTATCAATCCGGTGAAATTTCCCGACATTCAGTATCTTAATTTCTGCCCTGTCGTCTTCAGTGTACCCTGCATTAAGGCTAAATTTAGCCATGCCGGCTACTTTTTTTATTTCTTGCTTGTATTCTGGCTCAAGCCAAACCACTAAGAATTGTTTCATATTATTGAATTTACAAAATTAGCTAACTCCTCGTTTATTGAATACCTTAATTGCTTACTTACCCTGTATTTACATCTTACGTGATTGTAAATAATGTATTGGATAGTGCCTGTGTTTATGTATGCTTTCAACGCATAATCATATGCCTGTCCGAATGTTCTCATTTTAATCAATTTTCAGGTTTAATAATACTTTCCATGTCGTAATCCTCCGGGTTTAATCCGTTGTGGATTAGTACTTCTTCTGCCAGTAGCCGGTGGTCGTTGCTGTCAACTGCTGGCATATTTGTTGTTATTCCTGTTAGCTTCTGTCCTATGTCAATGGTTATTTTGTAATGACCGTGACCGGCAAAAGTCTTGCTTAAAAAACATATTGGTGCTTTCATGGCTGTTATTTCAGAGGGTTCCTTGTTGCCTGTGAATATCCTATAAAGAAACTATTCATTTCTTCATAGGTCATATAAGATGTGTGTATATGCAATGACCTTTCCTCTGGTTTTGATGCTATTGCAAACTTATGTCCTATTCTTCCGTCTGCTTGTTGAATGAAGTACTTTTCAGGGAAACTATAATGCTGTAAAGCATTATTCAACGCTTCTACTTTCTGGGTAACTGTTAATCGTTTCATGGCTTTGATTTTTTAGGATAATAAGGGCAAAATATCGCTGCCCCTATTATACAGATTAATATTATTGAGTAGGCTAAAATATCTGGTGTTCCCATTTTATTCTCCCTTCATGTATTTTATTTGCCAGTTTAGAAATTTGACCTGCTCTAAACGTGGCAAATTTAACATTGCCCTGTTCATTGCTGCCTGTCTGCCTTTCTGTGTCCGCGCCTCTCTGTATGCTTTTTTGCACATATTAAGAGGGCTGTAGATTTTTTCCTTGGGGTTGGTAATTTGAAGATTTGAATATCCTATGTTTTCAAGTTCGCTTAATAGATCTTTATAATCTTTGTGCTTTGCTGGCTTGCACTCTTTGACGTATTCAGGGCTGCAAGCTGAATGCTGCCCTATATGTGCGTAGCTTTGCCGGTTGTTTTGTGAATCGCAAATTTCATTTGGGAAGTAGGCAAAAATACTGCCTTCTGGGTCGGTGTAAAAGGTTACTTTCATGTTTTTAGGTGTTAAGGTTAATATCTGCTCCCTGCTCCGGTCGTGAGTCGGTTGTTCGCTTAGAATGCAGGGAGAAAACAGGGTTTTAGCCGTGTCTTGTGGGTGTTAATCCGGTTAATCCTTTGTGTAACAATTTACACCTAAAAAAATCCCTGGTTCAATCTGAGCGTTGCCGTTAGTGGTTGCAATTACCATTGTTTTGCCGCTTGCGCTGCGTCCGGCTCTTTTTGTCAAGTCGATTACAATTGTAGCCGTCTTTTTGTCTTCTGAAATCTTTACTTCTAAATTTGTCATGTTTTTTGTGTTCGGTTGCCCCGTCCCCGGTTTTAGTTAGTGTTTGTCCCCTGTCCGCTCTCGCTGTCGGATTGTCTTCTTAGGATCAGGGGTTGTATTTTTGCAGGGTGTTATTTTATATGAATAATCGAATGTTTTTAACGTCCTTTTTGATCTGCTTTTCAAATATGGTTCCGCTTGCGCTGTATTGGGTTGCTGCGTCTTCCAGTACTGCTATTAAAATACATTTTGGCAGGATCATAAAATTATGGCAGTCGTCCCATGTGTCCGGATCAATGACTCCACAATTTAATGCCCTGTCAATTTTTTGAATCATTGCGCTGTGGTTGTCGTTTAGCATCTCAACAGCTAACTTTTTAATTTTGTCCTTCTTGGTCTCCATGTCTTATTTTATTAAATTGTTTATGGCTCTTGTTTTTTCTTTTATGTAACTTTCAGCTACATATCCGGTCTTTTTTGCCTTGTCACACTCGAATTGTAGACTATTAATGTAGTCCTGTAATCTGTTTACTTCGGCTTCTGTTAGCTGTTTCATGGGTTTGTGTGTTATATGGGTTGGTGGTTTTGGGGTGTTTTCGGGTTACTTTCCGTATTCCTTAACTTGCGCCTTCGTTGCGTCCGTCTTTGTGGATATTAAAATAATACCTTTTTCATCGCAATATCTCCAAAGTGTATTGGTGTCCTGAATGTATTTTAAATTAATCAATTCGGTTTTGGCTTCGTGTTCTGGTTGGCTCCCGTGTCCATACTGAAACGGCAATTTAATAAACTCAACGGGTCTGTTTTTGCCGTTCCGGTAAACTGATACTACGGAGCTAAAATAGCTGTTTCCGTTTACTTTGTCAAACCATGTTAAGGAATGAATGTGGATGCAGATAATTTTACTTTTTTTCATGGTGTTTAGTTTTAAGGTTTAATTTAGTCCCGTTGCCGGTATCGCTCCGGATAATTTCAGCGTTCAACGGGCTGCCGGTGTTTTTATCCGTGAATTTCGAGATATTCTGCCCTGTTCTTGTGGTAAACTTTTACGATTTGCGCACGGGTGTAAATACCTTTAAATATATCAACTACGGGAGAAATGTCATTAGAGTAATAACATTCATAGTTCGCAAGCTCGTAACGAATGGCATTTTCTGCTTCGTGCTTTGCCGCCTTCAGTGCTTTGCGCTCGTCTTCATATAACTTATCATATTCAGCACGAAAACCAGCCTTATTTTTTGCTGGCAGGTATCCGCCCATGCCTAAACTGCTGTATTTTTCACCTTCATTAACAGGGTATTTCTTCATTCCCTCTTCAAACTGTTCACTTGAGAAGGCAAAAAATACACCGTATTTCTCAAACAGGACTGTTAAATTATCCTGTGTCTGTTTTTTAATTTGCTGGTAGTCCATTGTAAAAGTATTAAAAGGTTAAAATTATTCTTGTCTATCGTGTAATGGTATCGGGTATTTATTGATGGCGTTTAATCTGCTATCACTGCTATAAATGAACGAACCCCCAAACATATACATGCCGGGTTCCATTGGTTCTGCGTGAATGTAGGGTTTGCCGAAAAATGTATGCCTGACCAGTCTCACGGCTGGCATGTCGCTTTTAGGCTCAAAAATAGGGTCTAATTCCGGATCAATTACAACTACACTTTGGAAGTTGTCTAATTTGTTCAGCCTGCATTTGTATTCATCTCTGTAAATGCTTGCTATTAATCCTTTTGGTGTTTGGTTCATGGTTGTAAGTATTAAAAGGTTAGAATTTATTTTGCTGTCTGCGTGGTAACATACCAAAAAGGAGTATAACACCACTTAAAATATATAGGGTTGTTTCCATTAGTTTTAATGGTTTATACGCATAAAGTTATTTAACTGATATTGGTTTCCGGCAAAGCTGAAACAAAAAGTTAAATAACTTCCCTCCTCTTCGTCGTCCGGTGTGTATTCGTGTGTAATTTCACAAATTTTAGGGATGATTATTTCATCACCTGCCCAATCACGCCAACAAATAACGGCTTCATCCGAAATCAATTTAATTAATAAGCCTCCGGAATTGCATTCTGTCAACATTGCATCCGGTTCGCTAACTGATCCGTTTATATGTCTTACGCTTATGCCCTCTGAATCAATTAAGCATTCAAGGTATTCAGTAAGATAATTTCTATTAATTGTACTCATGATTTGAGGTGTTAAATTGTTAACGTTGTATAACGCTGCAATATTACAACAGTTTTACACGTTCCCGACACGAATAAAACACAATATAAAACATTAATAGATACCAAATACAGGCTATTCTTACAGTAATAAGGACTATATGAGAATTGGCAAAATGCAAATAAATTGAAAATAAATGCAATTTAGACAGAATCTAAATAATAAATGGCTGAAATCTGGCAAACAATAACAACAAACCAACCACAATAACAAACCAGTGAGCCAGGAACAAGAATACATTGACCATGAAGATACAAAGTCAGGTTACACCACTATTAAAGGAAGTAAAGAGATCAAGCAACAAACAAGCAAGGTAAATAATAATGTACCCCCGTACTTTTGCTGAATCCCCGCAAACAAAAAAATAGTAAACACCAAAAAACACAAGACACCACCTTATAAGTAACACAGTACAACAAAACCATTCCCGAATGTACACTAAACCGGTGTACTTAATGTACTTAACAAAAGCGAGGGAGAGAATATTGACACGTAAATAAAACAAGATCAGACAGTTAGATTCAATTTAACCGGCTATTATTCAGTAAATTTGCACTATTCTGTTCCGTCCTATAATTAGTATTATGTTAAGTAGAATATAACTAACTATAAATCAAGCAATTGAAAACACAAAGCGAATGTATATAATGGATAATGGATAATAATACGTCCGCTAATAGGAAAATTTGCCCATGTTTTGCGCTCCCGTTTCCCCATTTAAGGACGGCTGGGGGGTCTTTTAGTACATAGTACCCCTACAAATAGAATAAAAACCCCTACAAATATGAATCCTTGAATAAGTGAGTGTTGTATAACAGTAGACAGGTTGGTCAAGTATTGCCACCGTGTGGAGACAAGCTGGTTTGTTTACTAAAAAGGTTATATAGTTGAATAATAAGCAGTTGACGAAATAAGGGATTTGATTGGGGTACACCATATTATATAGTGAGGGTTGAATTGCGGGATTTTTGGTATCAGAAAGTGGGTTGGAGAGTGATTTTGGGTGGCTGTTGATAAGTTTGGGTGTAATTTCTTGACAAGAGGGGTGTGTAATGTTAACTTTGCGCTGACATTTAACCAACAAACTATGAAATTTTTCGGGGGAGTAGTTGCATTATGCAGAAAGAAGATGGGAATGACTCAGGCGGAGCTTGGGAAGAGACTGAAGGTGAGTCGTCAGTATGTAAGTATGATCGAGAGTGGAGACAGGAGTCCTGATATTGGGTTGATTGAACAAGTCTGTGCTTTGAGTGGGATAACCATGGGCGTATGGAGTTGGGTTTCGGAGACACAATCTTGTGGAGATAATGGTTTTGTTCGCATGATAGATGTCGGGATGTGGTATTACTATGGCATTGAAATTTTACGAGGTAAGGATGGTGTTTGTATTTCGATAAGTAAGAGGTAGGGTTATGAGTGAGATAAGATTATTAAACATCGACTGCATGGAATATCTGGCAACCTGTAAGGATAAGCAGTTCGATATTGCCATAGTCGATTCTCCTTATTTTTCTGATTATGGGAAAGAAATCTATCCGGGTGCTAAAATTAGCACTACGGGTATAAAAAGGAATAGATTTCACTCAAAACACTGGATGATTCCGGGAAGAAGGTATTTTGACGAATTGTATAGGGCAAGTACTGATCAAATAATTTGGGGAATTAATTACTATGCAAAATATTCCCGAAATGTTGGGCGTATCGTTTGGGATAAGAAAAATGACAAAAGCAGTTTTTCGCAGTGCGAAATTGCAATGAAGTCATTTGGTATATCGGTAGATATATTCCGTTTTATGTGGAATGGGATGTTACAAGAAAATATGAAGGATAAGGAAGTTAGGGTGCATCCTACACAAAAACCCGTCGCCTTATACCGTTGGATTCTCAAAAACTACGTTAAGCATGGACAATCCATTCTCGACACCCACGGCGGCAGTATGAGCCTTGCAATTGCGGTACATGAAGCCAACACGGTCGAGAAAATGGATCTGAGTCTGGTCATCTGCGAACTGGATAAGGATTATTACGATGCAGCCGTGAAGCGGTATAACAACCATATCAGTCAGCAAAAAATAAATTTTCCAGAATAATGAAAGACATGGGCTTGGTAATAAAAGGACTCCGCAGGGGTAAAAAGATTCGGCAGCACGAACTCTCAGAAACACTTGGCTGTACGGCAGCGTACCTGAGTATGGTTGAACATGGAGTCAGGCACTTGCGAGTTGACGTGCTGTTACGATTGCTTGAAGTACTTGGGGTAAACCCTGTGGTAGCGTTTTGGCTTTCGGAAAGTGAGGGTAAGGTTGGGTATGCTTATGAGTGTGTGGATATGAGTTTTGCACACCTTTATGGAGTGGGGATTTTGCGGGATAAAGAAGGCGTTGTTTCGGTAGTTTTTAAACCTCTTATATAATATGGTATGAAAAAAATCTATTCAAAAGAAATTGTGGAAGCCGAGCAGTTTACGGATGACTATACTCCTGATGGCGTACTCCTGGCAGACGAAGGGTTTATAAAGAAGGTACTGGCAAAGTCGCTGTATGAATCGAGAGGCGATAAGGTGTTCTACTTATTCAAACTCCCGAAACCAAATGATGTGAATAAAGATATTGCTCTACTATTTGGTGTTCCGTATCCGTTTGAATGGATTGAAAAAGGAGATTATGTGTTAACATATTCTAATGGCTACGCCTGTGTTGAGAAAAAACAGTATTTTGAGCATCACTATAAACAAATCAATATGCCATGAAAAAGCCCAGGTGGTTAATAATTTTTCGCTTAGGTGTTGCCGGGATTTTGGCATTTTGCCTATGGTATGATTACCATTTAGGGGCTGCATTAGCTTTTTGTGTACTTGTGTGGGTTAATTTTACAATCAATAAATAGTAAGTTATGGCAAAATTTGAAACAATTGGAGAAATCTGTGCTGATCCCGTGTTCAGGAAACAAGTACACATTGCATTAGAAGACCTTAAAGGTAAACGCAGGAATCGTCCGGATCCTGATCTGGGTCGTCATTACAGGCGTGATTGGTATGACAGAATGTCTATGGAGGAACTCAGTAGTGCTTATTTTCTTGATAATATTGCCGAAATTTGGGCAAAAACATCAAGTCTGAACTCCGAATACCGTGGAGTAATAAAGTATGTGTGCGATATAGCGTTTCATAATACCATGGTTCATTATGCCGCTATCGAGAAAGAAGCATCAACCAAAGAGATCAGCGAACCCGTAACCCCTATATAATATGGTGTACACAATTGACATACTTTGCAAGTTTCGGGGGCATGAGGCATTTAAGCCGTTCCTTTTTCTTACTTTAGCCGGGATTGAGGCCATATCAGAGGGTGAAATCCCTGATACCACTGAACTAATGATGTCATCAGGGAAGGAATACATCGCACTTGGAAAACCAAGCGAGATTTTGTCATTAATCAAACAGGACTGTAAGCACCGATTAGGTGAAGTAATTCTGTTTCCAAGAGAATCGTAACCATGAGAACCAAACTTATTCAATTATTATTATTGCTCACTATGCCTATATGGATATGGTTTTTTTTGCTGTGCCTTTGGGATCAGCGCAATGAAAACCGTAAGTTCATGCACGAATACCGCAATCCGCACGCACCCTATATTGATTAGCGTCGTACAAAGTTATTAACAAGTGAAGATTTTGCTTGACATCTGTGTTGTGGTACACTATCTTTGTGTTGTTAAACGCTAAGCAATTTAGCACCTTAAAACAAACACATTATGACCTACAAAATCACTTATTTCAGCATTGTCTTTATTGCTATCGGAATCACTTCATGGCTCCCGGCAAAGCAAACCCAGAAAACTTTTGAATTTGAGAATTGCCGCCCGTGCATGATTAATGACAGCCTAACCAATGTACACAACTTGGGCATGTTACAAATGAATCAGGATTCAGCGTGGTATCTGTATGAGATTAAAACGGATTCAGTTGTTGCACCATAACGATGGTAATATGAAAAGTTGGCTTGTACTGACCTTTCAAACTACCACGAACACTGATAGCCAATTTTTTATATTACGTGTTATCGGCTGCCTTTTATATCAAACGAATTATTAACAATTTAAAAACAAAAAAAATGAGACAAGAATTTGAAATGACACAAGAAGAAATGGATAATATTATCGCCATTAATAAAGGAGGCGGAGACCCTGTAATGTTTTTAAGCGGCGGAGTTCCGATGGGAAGTTCTTTGCAAGAAAAAATAAACCAGTATTGGGACATATTAGGCAGTAAGTATAAATTTAAGCCCATGACAGTTGAAGGTAGTTCAAAAGGTAAATTATTTTTTATTGCTGAACCCGTACCAGTTGTAATACCAAAAACTCGTGAAGAAATCGAAGAAGAAAAGTATGATACTTTACAGAAAATAGTTGACCAGTTAGAATTTTGCAATTATCAAACAAAAGATGGATTACATAGTTTAAAAGATAATTCTGCATTTATCGTGCTAAAGAAACGTGCGGCTCGTTAAGGTTGCCGATAACATCTGTGTAGACGCAAGTTATATAGACGCAAGTCAAACGATCTTTGAAAATAAACGGAGGAGTGGCGGAATGGCAGACGCACAAATACTCTTGGAAAAGAAGGAAACTTGAGAAAGCCCTTCATCCGGGTTCGATTCCCGGCTCCTTCGCAACCCACAAGGGGAAATAACGGGTTGGGATAGGCTGCAGGTGATTGTCAGAGTGTTACTGCAGCGCTAAGAAAAAAACAACTGATACCCGTCCCCGCTACAGAGAGGCCATTAGGCCAGAGAAGCTGCGATATTGCAGAGGGCAACATACCGAAACTTGTGACAGCACGGAAAGACGGCCCCCGAAAGGGGTAGTGATAAAAGCAATGAGAAAACAACTAAAAAGTAGTGAGAAAATAAAAAAAACACAATCATGAAAACAATCTATTTACAGGACAAAAACGGCAATTATCAAAAGCATGAATACAATGATATTGCTGAGTTAAAGGAAGAATTTAAGGCTCGGTTGATAAAACTTGGCAACTCCTGCAAACTTGGCAACGACTGCACACTTGGCAACGGCTGCACACTTGGCTACGGCTGCACACTTGGCTACGGCTGCAAACTTGGCAACGGCTGCACACTTGGCAACGACTGCACACTTGGCGACGGCTGCAAACTTGGCAACGGCTGCACACTTGGCAACGGCTGCACACTTGGCAACGGCTGCACACTTGGCTACGGCTGCAAACTTGGCAACGACTGCACACTTGGCAACGACTGCACACTTGGCGACGGCTGCACACTTGGCGACGGCTGCAAACTTGGCAACGACTGCACACTTGGCTACTACTGCACACTTGGCTACGGCTGCAAACTTGGCAACGGCTGCACACTTGGCAACGACTGCACACTTGGCG